CCATTTTTCTATTTTTTTTATTTCATCATTATTTAACATTTATATAATCTCCTTAAAAATATTTATTTTTATTTTATAATATTTTAAATAATTTGTCAACTATAAACTTAAAATAATTTCATTAGCTATTTTAATATAATCTAAAGTAATATCTTTATTTTTTTTAAGTATTTTTTTTATTTTAGCTATATATTTGCTTTGAATTTGTTGAATTTTCTTTTGAATTTGTTCTAAATTTTTATGTAAAAATTTTATATCATATTTTTTCCAAATTACGCCTTCTACTTCGTAGCTGTTCCTTTTAAGTTTCTTTTCTTTTAAATATAATGTATTATCATCTTGTGTAAAAAATGCAAATGGAATACATCTTAAATTATTCGGCTTGCCCTTGTACATTAGTACATCTCCTCTGTTGGCTTTTTTTCTGTTTGCTCTTGTCATATGGTTTATTAACTCCTTTTATTTTTTTTATTTTAAATTAAATATTTTTTTTACTTTTGGTTGTAAATAATTTTTATTTTCTCTAATACAGTTTATTAAATAATATAAATCAAAATCTTTACTTTCATTTAATGGATTATATAAAGATTCTTTTTTAATTATTTCTAATAATTTTTTAGATTTTTCTTTAGATAGATTTTTTAATTCTTTTTCCGATTCTATATTTATGTAACTCTTTATTTCTCCCTCAGCAGAAATTCTCCAAAATTCATCTTTAAAAATAAGTAATGATTCTAAATCACCGTCAACATGCATTCTATTTTTATTATAAGAAGCATATATAATTAATGCTCTAACATTGTTTTTTATTTGTATTTCACATTCTGTATACAAACACTGAGTATATAAACTACCTTTAATAAAAATATTACAATTTATACATTCAAATAATGTTTTTATATATAAATCACCATTTAATCGAAGACATAGGTTTCGTCCATAAATTAATAAATTTCCATGAACAATTAAATCTCCCTTAATAATAACAACACGAGCATCATCTTTTATTATTAAATCGCCATAAATTACTAAATTTCCGTTAAAATTAATATTACCTTTATTGAGTATTAAATTATTATAATATTTAGTTTCTGTAATATATCCCATAGTTTTACTCCGATTTTTTAAATTCAATTATTTTTAATTTTTCATTAAAAGACCTTGATAAGGCTTCTTGTTTATTTAAAGTATAATCTATGGGTTTATTTTTTAATAATCCTCCCATTAAACCATATATAATGGGTTTACCCCATATAATATTGGGAGTAATTTCTTTAAATTGACCATGGTTAAATGTCCATCTACCTAATTGATTATTGTGATCAATAAATTCAATATAACTATCATTTTCTACAAATGGAGCTATACAATTAAATAATAAATATTCATATTGAAGTATTTGATTTTTTTTATATGCGTCTAATAACATAATATTATTATCTCGATCACGTCTTACGAACCAACCAAAAAAATTAAAAAGAATATTAATATGATAACTATAAGGCTCTTTAGTCATCTTTTTTTCTTCAATTATATGAACCAATTCTCTAATAAGAGGACTATGAAACTTATTATCAATAAAAAAATTTTGTTTTAAAATAGTAAAACTTTTTATATCCACAAAACAACCTCCTATAAAAATTTAATTAAATATATATTATTTCCAATATATCTTATAATCATTTGTTTATTTAAAGTATTTATAATACCAATATTTCTACAATGATTTTTAAATTTATTTTGATTAATATTCGTTTCTTTATTTTCATATGATGATATAACAATTCCTTCATCATTATAAATTTTTATCATGGAATCTTCAAATTTTATCATAATAATAATATCTGGTATGTTAATATAATTATACATATGACAAACTGCACATTGATATCGAATTTTTATCACTCCTTTTTTTTAAAAATTTTTTCATAATAATCTAAATTCATTAAAACTAAATCTGGTTTATTATTTTCAATAATAATTATATAATCATATTTTTTTAATAAATTCAATGATTTATTAAAATTTTTTTCCAAATCTTGTCGAAAAATTATCGATTCTTGAGGTATTTTATATTTTTCTGCTGTTGTTTTTTTAATATTTTTAATATTATTTGTCATATTTTCTTCCTCTTTTTTATTAATTATAAATTTATAAATTTATAATTAAATTATTTTTTATTTAAATTTATTATATCATATTTTCTTATTTATTTAAATAAAAACTCTTAATTATTTCTATACATTCTTCAACTGTTTTATCTTTAATATTAAAACGCGCATAACGATTATTTGATATATAATGATAACCCATTTTTACTAGCCCATCCGTGATAGTACCAAGTCTCCAATCTATAGAAATTTTAGTGTAAACACCAAATTTTTTAGTATTTATATTGGTTATCCATACTTTTAGTTTTTTATGATATGTTAAACAAATACTATTTATCAATAAATTCCCCACCTCTTATTTTAAATTACTATTAATTCAGTAAGTCCAAAATTAAAATGATTTCCTGTAGAATCCTCCACTGTTGCCCCTATAACATTATTAAAAAAATCATTTAAAAATACTCTTAACTTAAATGTTACTTTACTTTTTTTATCTTGCACACTTGCCCCTACATAAAAATAATTATTATTAGAATCTTGTAATCCTTTTATTTTTCCTCCTACTAACATATATTCTATATTTTTATATAAATTTCCCATTATATCAACAAAGCAGTCTTTTGGAGTAGTTGAAAGATAAGATACTCGTAGCTGTTGATTAGAGTATATATTTTTAACTATATCATCATAATAATATAAATAAGTTTCTAATGATAATTCACTAGACTTAACGGTTCTTATATTTCTTTTTCTCACGGTGTTTGTGCCATAATTTATATTTCTTAAATCTGCATAATTTTGTATTCTTATACAATTTTCATCAATAATATGAACTATTACATAAAGATTTCCATGAAAATCTACTAATGCTCCCATATATAATTGTTTATTATTTTTATCTAATATAGGTTGATCTAAATGAGTATCAGTAATATTTTCTATAAAAGGATAAGTAAGTTTTATACCACAATATAAATCTTCCGATTTATCAGAATTAACTCTAATAACTTTGAATCCTCTACCATATCTTTTGCTTTCTACAATATCTCCACTATCTATGATTGAAAAATTATTAGTAGCAGATTTTTCTTCAGTCTTTTCCTCTTTATTAATATTTTTTTTGGGTTGAATTATATTAATAATATTTTCAACAGAATTTTGAAAATTAATATCTAAATTTTCTATATTAAATTTATTCTTTAATGTATTGACAAAAGTATTTAAAACATCGATATCTTCACCAATAATTGTATTTTTTAATATTGTTGTTTCTACAATATTTTCATCCATTAATTCATTTTTAATAAATTTTAAAATATCCATAAAAATTACTCCCTAATTATTTAATCATTTTTCTTGATTATACCTGAAGTATTAACTTTATATATCTGACCATTTATTTTAAATATTAATGGATGGTCTGTGACTTCTTCATCAATAATATCATTTAAAATTTTTTCTACAGTATCATTAAATCCAAATTTAGCATCAATATTAAAAGTTTTATTAATAAAATGTTGAAAGGCTTTCATACTATCTTGATTATAACCTATGCAGGTTTCATATAATTTTGTATCTTTTGTTATGGTTTGATCCATTAATTCTCTTCTTATTTTTTCTAAATTTGTCATTTATTTAATTACCTTTCTAGACTTTATATAAACAATTATCTTTTTGATGATAAAGTTGTCCATCATCATTTATCATAGAAGTTAATTTTAAAATTCCAATTTTATTTAGACAATTTAAATTACATACGCCAACTTTTTTAAATATTTTAAATTTTATATTTATTAACCCTAAATCTTCTTTTGTTAACTGTTCATTTATTGTAGTATCTATATCTCTCATTGAATATATTCTCCTTAAATATAACTTATTTTAACTCCATATTGATTACTTGAAGCCAACTTAACTCCTAATACTGAATCATATTTTTCTTCTGAATCTGGTAAATATCTTCCGAATTTAATATATATATTTTCATATAATGCTAATTGATCAATCCAGTATCTGATTTCATTATAATAGAATCCTGTATAAATTACAATATCATCTTTTGTTTTTTGTCTAAATTGTATAACTAAATCTTTAATTACTAAAAAACTATCTTCATCATAAAATGGTTCTAATCCACCCATAACAATAGCCTCTGTAATTTTATTTTTTATATATTTTTTTATAAGTTTTTCTATACTTATTTTTATTATAGGTAATTTTATCATTTCTTTATTTTGACAATTTTTACATTTAAATGTACAATTAGGAAATGCTAAATATAAATGTGTTTTTTTATAATCTTGAATACTTTCATATGTAATTCCTCTTAGTTTTAAATATTGAGTCATTTAAAAATTAATTCTCCTTCTTTTTCTAATAGTTCTCTATTAATGTAATATTTTTCTTTTATTTTCGTATTTAAAAAATAAAAATTTTTATTATTTTTCCATTTTTCAGTAATTATTTTTCGATAACTCGGTTTCTCTGTTATTTCAAAATGTTTAATATAAATATTTTTATTAATAATTATTTTACCATTATCTAAAATATCTACTATAATGTTTTCTTTTTTAGTAATTATTTCATCAGGTGTTGATAGAAAATATATTGAAGCAGATAAAAATATAATAAATAAAATACCACATAAAATAGAAATAATCATAGTTTTTATAAAACTATCTGTCGATTCAATCCAAATCAATAGTCCACCTGTAATTGATAGAAGTATTATTCCCAAAGCAACTATATACATATATTATTTCACTCTTTCAAATTTTTTTTTGATAATTTTTTTGTTCATTTTAAATCCTTTAAATTAATATAATATTTTATTATTGTTTCTTCTGATAAAAAATCATAAACAAAAAAATTATCCCATTTTTTAAAAATTTTCATCTTATATGATGATTTTTTATCTGTTAAAAAATAATCATCTTGTTCTAAAATTTTATCGTTATTTATTAATATTTTATAATTACCTAGAGACTGAACCTGTATATTAACTGTTTCTGTTTTAATGTTGGGCGTATCATATAGTATAATCATGGCATTTATAATCATAGATATAGAAAATACTAAAATTATCGTTATTATGCCACAAAAAATACTTTTTGTAATGTCATTATTATTCTTATAAAAACAAAAACCCACAATTATTCCTATTATAATAATTATTGTAAACATTTTATTCTCCTTTTTATTTTAATTATATCATATTATTTTAAAAAATACAATAAAAAAAGAGTAATAAATACTCTTTTTTTATACGAACTAAAGACATGTACAACTATGACTAACTTAATAATATATTAACATATTTTTTTAGCTGTGTCAATATTAATTATCATTTAAATTAAACCATTTTCTATTATCAAATTCTTTTTTTCTTTCTTTTGAATATGCCTGTCTTGGCACTAAATATCCTATGATTCTCGAAACTTCGTCAGTTTTTTTGCCTCCACACATTGGACAAATATCACCATGAAAGCCATGTTCATTTTTACAAACTGAAATTTTACCATTATAAGCAAAGTATATAACACCTGAGCCAGCTATTTGTTTCAATAGTTTCCATGATTGTTCTTCATTATTAAATTGTCCTTCAATATTAAAATGTGAAATTTGTCCACCTCCACATTGTTTGTCAAGCATAGAACCTAATCTTATTTTTTCTTCCATTGTACATTTTTCTATTAATGGAATCCATTGATTTGAATATACATAATCTTTTGTTTTAGGATTATTAATTATATTATCTTTTTGAGCAAGGGCTACATTAGCTTTTTCTGCAGGAATACACTCTACATTTAAACTATACTCTACTTTTGATGCATATTCATCTTTTAATGTATTAATAGTTTCCAGAATTTTAGAAGCAAACTCTATTCCTTTTTTAGAATACGATTTATATCCAATTTCGTCAGTTTTTATATACCCAAAATCTCTAATAGTTTCATACATTGCAGTAATACCTATAGTATTAAATTGTTTATTTAAATCAATTAATTTATAAGAATAATTAGGCAAAAGTCCTTTTTCTATATTTCTTTTAATTATAATTCTTATAACATGTAAAACATCCATACAAAGTTTTATTTTTTCTTTAAGTATTTCTATATATTTATCTTCATCTTGTGTTTCTAAAGCTATTTTTCGTAAATTAATAGTATTAACTTGTACAGAACCAACAGATAAAGAAGTCCCCCCAATTGAATTAATAAAAGGCTGTAATTTTGATGTATCAGATAATAATCTACAATTATGAGTATATAAACCATTTTTTAAAACAAAATAAGGATTACATTGATTATACATTGTAAAACAGTACATATGAGCATCTGGTATTTTTGTTTTATTAACTGATATAATAGGTACTCTATAATAATCTTCTATTTTTTGAAATAATAAGATAGCATCTGTATATTTTTCATTTAATGTTTTTATATCAAATAATAATTGATGTGTTTTATTCAAATCTACTGTTTTAACTTCTTTAATTTCTTTAGTAGTTATATCATATACAGGATGAATATGATTTTCACTAACACAAATTTTTTTAAAAAATTGTGGTTCTATATTATACATTTGTATTTTAGGAATTTTAATTATTTTAGCTAATTGATAAGAATCTTTTGCTTTTACCAAATAATCAAAATCATTATTTTTTAATGACTGATTATATAATTTTTTAAAAGTAGTATTTGTTGGTATTTGTTTATCATTTAAATAAGTTACACTAGTATTGCCACTAAAACAACAATTACTTAATGTGGTAACATCTTCACCATTATAAAAATTACTATCTAACCATTGCATATTATGTTTATTACACCATTTTGCAAACTTTTCATCAATAAATTTACCATTTTGAAACAATAAAGCATAACTTAATACGGGAAAGGTCATCATACTTTGTTTTCTCTCTTCTGCAACTACTTCCATAAAAATTTTTTGATGCTCAATAATTTGATCAACATGTTCTATAATATTATCTCCATTAGGAAATTTTTTATCTCCAAATAATTCAACTATATAATTACTATCCATAATAGATATATTAGTAAAAGCACAGTTACCAGAAACAAATAATTTACCATTTCTTCGAAATATAACCACTCCATCTTCTGTAGTAGGACACCAAACTTTTCCCTTATATTGTTTTATAATTGGTTTTGTTACTTCATAATCATTATTTTCTATTTTAACAAACCATGTTGTTTTATAAATTTTATTATTCATGTGTAGTTTTTTCGTAATTAATTCACATGATTTCCCACTTAATAAAGCTAACACTTGTATTTGGTCTGCTAATGCTCGATTTTTACATTCAACCTTAGTTTCTTGATTTAAAAAACTATTTAATAATATTTTTGCTTCTGTTTTAGATAAATTTAAAAACCATTCAGGTAATATTTCAAAACTTCTTATTTGTTTTAATATATTTTGACTACATTTTTCTAATATATGAAACTCTATAATATTATATTCAATTCTATATTCAATAAAATTATATTGTAATTCATGTAATATTTTTAAAGTATTAACATAATCTAAATATTTTCCTGAAATAATTAATTCATTATTTTCAAACCGACCATATCTATAAACCATTCCCATAAATTTTAATAAATTGGTTGATATTTTACTTATTTTATTTCTATTTTTTGCTGTTACTGGTATTTTAATTACTGATTCATTTATTAATTCTTTAGAAAGTTTAATATTTTGTCCTGTATCAGCTTCTTCGTCTTGATATACTACTCTGTGATTTGGAGTAACTAATTGATGTCCATATTCATGTATTTCTCCATCATGATCTTTAATTGTTAAATATTGAATGTTTTGCCTATTTAAAACACCTTCTTTAACGGTATATACTTCTTCCCCCATATTTAATTGATCATATTTTTTAAATCCATTTGGTGTTAAAATTTCGGTATCTTCTGTAACACATTCCGTTATTCTTAAAAACGGTTGGTTTAAATCCCAAATTACTTTTTGAAATGATTGTCTGCGATAATATTCAGGATCTTTTAAATAAAAACCTTTTTTTACATCATTATACCAAAAATAATATGAGTAAATTAAATAATTTGATAAGCCAACAGCACCGCTAGACCTATTACTAGCCCAACTTACAAATTGTAAAATGTGATCATTATATGTGGTTAAATGTTTAGGTGGATTGGTTTTATTTTTATTAACAAAAAACAATCCTTTGTAAGCCACATCTTCAATATCATATGAAAAACAATAGGGAACGAAACTAGCGTTATAACTATTATGTAGATATCCTCCACCCTTCCATTCTTCTATTAGCCATTGTTTTGCCCTTTCTAATCCAAATTTTTTAGTAATTTCATAAAATATTTTATTAAATGATAATAATTTTAAATGTGGTTTTCGCATATCTACTAATAATGTATTAATATCTTTAGCTGATGAATTGGCATTGGCATCTATACTAGCATCTCCCACGGTTTCTGTATCTATAAAATTATCAATAAAATCTGTATAATTTAAATTTTCTTCATGAAAACCATTAATTCTTGTTATTTTTTCAGGGTATTGATTCATTAATGAGTTTAAACAAGCTACAAACGGTTTATATAATTTAAGATTGAGATTCAAAAATTAGTCCTCCTCTATTCTAAAATATTTTTTTTAATTTGATGCTCATTTATTAATGCCAGCACCTCTTTGTGTGTTATTATTTTTCTTTTACAACTTTTATTTTGTAATTTATTTTCAGGACAATATCCCAAAACCCTACAACTGGCTCCCGCGTCTTTAAATAAATCTGGCGCACAATTTTTACAAAGTTTTAACATTTTATTTGCTAAATCTCTGATTTCTGTTTGTGCATTTAAACAACATCTTATTTTAAACCAATCTATTAAAGCATGAGCATTCATACCTATAATACCTTTAAATTCTGTTGCCTGTGGTTTTATATATCTTAACTCTTCTTCTGGTATTTTTAATTCTAATCCTTTTTCATACCATATTTTAATCATATTTAATAAATCTGATAAATCATATTCAATTAATTCTCCATATGGCTGTTGATAAGAAGCACTAAAACTATGAAGTTTACTATTATTTGGAATTACTACATCAAAATTTCTTTTTCCGCTTTTGTTAACACGCCCCGATTTAATTAAATAACTTGCCAATCTTTTTCTAACCAATTGTGTTTCAGTAACTCTAGAAAAGCCCTCTACTCCAAATATAAAATAATCAAATTCAGTGGCTGCTAAATGTCCACTATTTAATATATTTTGTACAATTTTTTTATCATATTGTGAACCTATAATTTCTTTTAAATTTCTTTCAGAACGACAAAACCTACCTGCTATATCAGTATAAATTTTTCCTCCTCCTGATAATAAAACTACATTTCCCTGCTCTACTAAAGATAAATTAATATCATTTAATAAATATTTTTTTATATCAAAATTAATAATTTCTCACCTCCCACACAATAATATTTTCTTCTTTAAAACCAACTCTTGTATCAAAATTATATAAAGTTAGTTCTACAATTTTATCAAAAATATTATTTTTAATTAGATAGTCAAAAATATATTGAATATTTTTTGATAATTTTTTAGCTTCTCTATTTTCTTTTAAATCTATATTCCAAAATTTATAAGGGAAATTTAAACAAGATTCTCTTAAAGATTTACCTTTAATATCTGAATATCCTCCTCCTATAATAAAATCTTTTGTAATATAAAAATCTCCTTGTATTAACATATTATATCTATCATGATAATACATTGATTCACATAAAGAAAAATTTTTATCTTTATATTCTTTTGTGATTGTTTCTGTTATTTTATCCATTCTAACAGCATAAGAAAACAGTCCAGAAGATTTAGCTTCTCTTATACCATAATATTCGAAATCAGTGGCTAATAAAAAATTCCATAAATATTCATAATCTATATTATCTTTTATAAAAATTTTAGATGTAATAGTTGTATTTAATTGATTTTTTACAATAAAATCAATGCTTTCTTGTTTATTTTTAATCATTTTTTCTCCTTTTTTGTATATAAACAAAAGAGTCTAATTAGACTCTTCTTTTAAAAATTGTATTATTTAGTTTTTAATTTAAAATTTATTTAGGTTTTATTTTGGATAAAGTAATTTCTTGAAAAGTTCCTATATTATATTCACCTGTACAAGTATTATACCATATAGTGCCAATTTCCTCTTGGACTATCTTTGCAATTGTCATTGCTGGACTGCCACTTTTTAAATAAACTACATCTCCTACTTTAAATTCGTTCATTAATATGCTCCCTTTTTTTAGGTTTTTTATTTTATAAATATTTTTTTATTTGATTTTTTTGTATTATAATTATTTATCTTCTTTTTTTATAAATTGAATACCTTCGGTTACAAGTTCAATTATAATTCCATTTTTTAATTCAATAACAGCTATTGGAAAAGCATCTCCATCCCAATTACATTGAAAAAAACCATGAAAATATCCAATTTTATCTTTATGTTCACCTTTTATTATTTTTACTTTTCTTAAATTTTCCATATTAACTCCTAATTAAAATTTATATATTTATTGTATTTCCACTTTTTAATTTTGCAATTTATAAATATTTTTTTTCATCTGATTTTTCTTTTATTAACAAGCAGACATTTAAAGTTAATACTATAAATAATAAAATTATTGATTTGAGTCTTTTGTCCATAATTTCTCCCTTCTCTTTTATAATTTTAATTTGATCTAAATTTAAACCAAATTCTTGATTAGTATCTTGTTCTATATAAATAGAATCAGATTTATTTAATTTTAAATTTAAATAACCTTTTTTCTTATATTTTTTTAAGACTTTAGATTGCCAACAATATCCTTCTGAACAATATCTGCATTTATGCTTTAATAATCGTGAATCTACAATTTTTCCTTTCAAGGTATTTTCCATTTATAAATTTCTCCTCTCTAATAATTATTTAAAGCACTAGAATTAATTAAATTTACTGCCTCTAAATAATTATAATATTTATCCTTAAATTTTAAAATTGGAATTGTTTTAAAATTTAAATCAATTATCTCTTTTAGGTTTTTTTCTATTGTATATTTTATTTTTTCTCTATCTAAGATTTCTTTAAGTATTTTACATTTGAGGCAGTCATTAGTAAATAATATTATTTCATTCATAAAAAACTCCTTTTTAATTATAAACTTTATTTATACCCAGTTTTTTATATTTTAAAACATTTATTTATATTAAAATTATATAATTTTTTCTTGTACATTTTAACTAAAAATCATATAATATTTTTGTATATTTTGTATATAAAATTTTTAATAAATGTATAGATTTATTAAAATTAACTAAAATTTGAAAGACAGCTTCCAGTTGTTACTTCTAATATTTCAAATAATACTCCCTCTCCCATTAATTTATACATAAATCCCAAATACTCATTACAAATTTCAGCACCAGCTCTAGCCGCCAAATAATTAAATTCTGTGGATTCAATTTCATCTATTTTTTCCTGTAATTTTTTTCTAGCAAGAAAATCTAAAGAAACATAATTGGCATTAAAATCCATTAACTGTTTTAAATCTCCATATTTTAATTCATATATTTTACTATATAATATAAAACATAAATATTGTTCAGAGAACAAAATTACCTTTGCTTCTTCTATAGCTTCTGTTTTAATATATTCATTAATAATTTTTGTTCGAGAAAATAGACTATTGTTTTTTCTTTTTTCATTAACATAGTCAATAATTTCATTTCCTTTTTGATATGTAAATTCTTCCAATGGTTTGAGAAAACTTCTTGCAATTTTAACACAAAAATCATCAATTTTTATTGGATCACAATAATAATTTACTACTATTTCATAATTCATTTATTTAACCATTTCTCCCTATTTTTAATATGAACAATCAATTTTCAATAACTTTACATCAGGATATTTTTCTTTTAATTTTTCTAGATTTAAATAAATTGTTTCTTTATCTAATTCTAAAAAACTTTTATCGTTTATGTATTGATTTACACAGCTACAAAAATAGTTTGTTAAAATTCCTTTTTCACAGGCCTCTTGTTCTTCAAATAATTCAACTAATTTCTTTGGAGGAACAATTCCTGCTTCTTTACAGGCTTTATAGGCTTGATATTTTTTTTCTATTCCTTCTTTCGGGGTTACCCCCGTAATAAAAACCTCTACACTCATATTAATATTTCCCTTCATTAAATATTTATTTTATTTTAATTATAACATATTGTTTGTGCTCATACAAGATTATTTTTTTTAATCTTTTATTTTTATTTATTATCATCTTTTTTAATTTTATAAGTAGTAATTTTACCTAAGCTAATTTTTTCCGCTTCTTTTTTGTTTTTACAGGGAATCTCTATTTGCTTAATTTCATTTTGATTATTTTCCATTTCAACTCCAACCCACCAGATTTTATATTTTTTATAGGGCTGTCTTAATATTTTTATAATTTTAAATTCATTTGCTGTTAATTCTAATTTTTCTTTAAATTTTAAAAAATCTTCTTCTGTTGTATTATCATTTTTTTCTTTTTTATTTTCCACTTTTTCTCCTTTATTATATGGGGAAAGGAGGATTCGAACCTTTAGTTACTTATTATAACAAGTAAGTATTTTATCTTGTTACGTTGACAAGTATACTCTACCCTGTTGCGTTGACAGTTTTTATTATAATTTTTCACTAATTATACAATTCTTTTTTATCTATTTTATATCGCCATATAACATTCAATAAAATTGTTTTAACCAGTTAAACTATTCCCCCCATATTATTTATTTTATATGTTTTTCAAACCAATTTTCTATTTTATTATATTTATATCCTATTTTTTCTAATCGTTTATAAATTTTATTTCGTCTTTCATTTGAACCTTTAATAATAATTAAAGAATTAGGATAACATACTTCATTTTCAAAAATTATTAAACATTTTTTTGCCCATAGCAATCCCTCTAAATTGTTATTGGTTTGTTGATTATATAGTTTAGAATATTCCATATTACTTAACCATTCTTTAATTTTTTTTCTTTTGTTAGTAATAATTAAAGAAACAAAATATCTATAATTATATTTTTTATTACCACTATAGCACTCAAAAAGCATATATGCTATTTTATTATTTTTTAATTTATATTGAGCATATTTATCACAAAATTCTTCATCACTATCTAAAAAATTTATTGTTAAATTGTTAAACATAATTAATTAAATGTCATATTTTAATAAAAATTTAGGTGATATACATTTAAATGAAATATTATTATTATAATGTCTAAATACACACCCTTCTCTTAAAACATTAGGATTTAATAGAGATTTTTCAGTAACAAAATCACATAATTCATCAATTGTTTCAGGTAATGTATAATTTTTAACTACTAAAGGACACCATTTAATTTCAGGATTATAGGCTTTTAAAATTGGAATAGCATATTGTGTTTCAGTTTTCATTGTACCAGTTTTAGTGTCACCGTTAACTAAATTAAAAAGATATAAATCATGTCCTTTTAATTTATATTTATTTCCCTGTATTCCTTCTCCTATTAATTCGCCCTGAACATAGGTAAAAATACTATGTCCTTCTTCTAATATATTATATAAATTACCATAATTTATTTTATCTAAGGTATATGTTTTTAATACTTCTTCTAAATTATATTTTTTAACAACTATCCAAAAATTTTCATTTTGATTAAATTTACGAAGATTTCTAGAACAAACTCCAAAATCAAATTCCAATAAAGATTTATTTAAAATTTTATAAATATATTTTATAAATTTTGGTAATTTTTTTTCTTTTACTTCTATAAATGCAGTAAGAGAGCTACCATCTAATTTTTCTCTTACTTCATAATTAATATCTTTTTGTTGAAAAATTTTTGAAAGATTTTGAATCCTTTCTTCATCTGTTTTAGTAACAAAATTAGGCCATGCTCTTCTTTCATTTTTATGATTTCTATAATATATTTTTCTAAACAGCCAAAATTTACTTAGAAATTGTATAATTGGATTTTTCGGCTTTTTAGGAGTTGACATTTTAGGTGGATTAATTTCATCAATATGCTTAACACCTATAATATTAGTTACATCATCACCCTCTTTATAATTACCCAGTGGTAATATAGATAATGGAAAACAAATACCCTGACTTAAAACTCCTGCCATTTTCATAGTTTTAATTTTATATTTCCTTTTTTCTAAAAATTCAAATTCTGGTTTTTGTGGTAATACAGAATCAATTTCTATATAAATACATAAATCTCCAATTTTATATTCATTTTTTTGTACTATAACTTGCCATCCATCTATGAAAGCTAATTCTATTCTATCTCGATCTTCAATAGGAGATAAATTACTTATTTTTCTTATACTTGCTAATTTTCTCAATTATTTCACTCTTTCTTTTTTTATTTTTAGTATTTTATATTTAGAAATATTATTTCTAAATTATACAACAAAGTTTTTAATTATTTTTTATTTTTTTAAATCATCTATTTATCCTCTTTTTTTAATTGATTTAAAAAAAACTCCCAACATTTATGACATGCTTCGTTGAAATCTGTTTTATGATGCCATTCTTTGCCGGTACAAATATTTTTATACTCGGCTTCAATTATATCGGAAAACATAAAAGGACATAAATTTATTAAACCAGCAATTTTATATTTTGAATTTTGTAATTTTTTTAATAATTCTGATTTTAAAATTTTTAAGTCTAAGGATATATTTTTATTTTCAGGAACATGAATCATTCGATCTATATAATCAATTAATTTACCTAAATTCATATTCCCAATTGATTCTTTAGTTTTTTGATCATAATTATTGTTATTTTCAAGAAATTCTTCTATTCCATTTTGAAATATATTATAGTCTAATATAACATCAGTATGACCTATTTTTTTACCAATTAATATTTTAAAAGCAGTTTTGATTCTATTTAATAGACGATGGGAATATGGTAATAAACTTTCTATAATTAATTCATTATCCTCGTCTAAATAAAGTCTATATCCTGAACCACAGCCACATTTACATTGAATTATTGCTTGATTTTTTTCTTCTTTATTAATACTAAAAAACATTAATTTTTTATCCTTTCTTGTTTTATATTTTATTAATTTTATTATAATAATTTTTTTTCTTTTAAAACCGCATAGGCTGATTCTTTTAAAGCTTTTTTTAAATTTTCAGAATATTTTTTATTAAAATAATCTAATAAATAATCTTTAAGTTTATAAATTATATTTTGTGATCTTTTAAATATATCATTATAATAATATAAAGCTTCATTTATTGAATCATTACTTATATCAAAATAAAAAAAATTTTTACTTTCTACTCTGGTAAGAAATTCATTTTTAAAAAGATAAATATATGATATATCTATCGCACTATTATAATATAATAAGTTTGCTAAAATAACTTCTGATGAAATATTATTAAACATTTTTTACCTCCAAGAATTAATATTTCTCTTTGTCCCCTTTCTAAAATATCTTTAAATATATCAAAATACCTACAATATTCATTGTGTCATATATTGACCACATTATGCAATCACCAAGTTTTTTTTCTTTAATGCCTATTATTAAAAAATATGTATTAGAAAAACACCATAAAATAAAACCTACAATAGAAGATATTTGTGTTACTATAAAAAAATATGCAACCACTGAAACAACACCGCAAATTAAATTTAAAATTTTATTATTCATATTATTAAAACTCCTTTATCTAAATAAAATTATAACCACATTAAACCATCATCAACATTAGTAAACCAAAAAATATAATCTTTTTTAATTTTATCTCTTAAATAAAAATAAATATATTTTGAATCATTCTTTCCTTTAAGTAGTACAATTCTTTCTTTATCATTATATAAATATTTTTTGTTTTTTTGTAAAATATGCTTCATTTGTATAATAATTTTTTCAAAAGTATAATTCCAAACGCCGTTTTGAACTATTTCAGTCCAACAACTGTGTTCTAAACCATGACAACAATATAAAAATTCATTAAAACCATAATATTTATAATAATTTAAAAATAAGTCTAAAAAATTCTTATTATATTTTAAATTACTTATTTCAACATCTACATAATTTTCAATTGTTTTATTTAATAAATTTTTATTATATTTATTCAATATTATTCATCCTCTCTAAATACTTTAGGACTACAATATTTGTTAAAAATTTGATACTTAATTGAATCATCTAAATCAAAGCCCGCTGTATTTTTCCGACCTCCACCATTAAAATATTTTTTAGCTATTTCTCCCAAATGAATATCTTCTTTAATTCCTCTTAGGCTGGCACGATTTTCATTAATATTAATTATCATAATAAAATCTAATGATAAATTTTGTTTAGCCAAATCATTTCCTAACATACTTATATAGTCATAACGTTCAGAAAAAACAACCCCAATATTATATTTATCAAATTCCGTAGTAATTAATTTTTCTTGTTGTTGATTTAAATATTCTTTATATTGTTTATGAATAGCACCTGTAATAAGATTCATTTCAGAATTAAAAACACCTTTATCCATTAATATATTATAAGTCATTTGTTCTACAAATTTATTCATGCCTACAAACATAAAATAATCATTCATTTTTTTGGGAAGTAAATCATTTTCTTTTGCCCATTCCCATGTATCATATTTTCTTACTATAGTTATAAAATTATCTAATAAATTATAATAGCTTTGTTTAAAACCTTTCGCCAAAACTTTTTCATTCATTTTTTTATGAGAAAGTCCAAAATGATATAATAAATATGTTCCACATACAGGCATATCATATAAAAATTCATTAACATATGCCCACTTATATTTATTTAACCATAATGCAGTGGTATGGTGATCATATAATTTTATTTTATATTTTAAAATTTGGCAATCTTCAATTTTTTGAGCTAATTCTTCACTAGGAGAAACATCGGTTATAAAAATTTTATCATAATTCTCGTAGCTTTTATTTTCTAATAAATCTTTTATATGATTATCTGGATTATGATTAATGCTATATAAAACGTCTACATCTGACTGATATTTTACTTTGCATAAAATAGCAGAACCGGCTCCATCCAAATCTTCATCTGTAATTAATAAAACTTTTTCTTGTTTATTTTCCATTTTTATTATTCTCTTTTCTTATTTTTTATATAAAAACTCGGTTATAGGTTTAGCATAACCTCTATCATAATTAAAATAAAAATATTCCTTTTCAAAATTATAATATAAAAAATCATCTAAATTTGGAGTATTATACCAAATACATTCAATATCAATATTTTTATAATTACTTAATTTATTTAAGGATATATTTCCAAAACTTGAATGAAATCCTGGGTCAATTATATTATAAATACTAAACCATCCCGCATCTATAGAGAAAATAATATTTAAAAATCCTAAATCTTTTAAATATTTTTTAAATTCATTAACCTGTTTTAATGTAGAGTTTTCACTTATTTTTATTTCAATCATATTATCTCCCTGTATAAATAATTTTTAAATTTAATCCCATATTTTCAGATATTTCAATCATATGTTTGCTTCCCTTACTTATTCCATCCCAAAAAACTACACACGCATCGGCTTCCTCTGCCATTTGAACATTTCTTTTATATCCAGCAGATTTACCGATTATATTCCATAATGCGGGCATCGCCACTATTTCCAAATTATTTTCCATAGCATATTGTTCGCCCAGTGAATCTGCTCCCAATGCACAACCGTGTATAATTATAATTTTATGAGTTATTTTTTTATTTTGAAATAAAAAATCTAATTGCTCTTTTAATAAATTATAATCATTAAATGTTCTGCTTCCTGCTATAATTACTTTAAAAATAGGTAATTCATCTTTTTTTAATTCATAAAAATGAAAACCAAAGAAATTTGATAAATGTGCTGCAGCCCAGTGTCTATGACAAAAGGTTTTATTATTATAAATATTTTTTTCTAAAGATAAATTATGATTATACCCCTCATAGCATAATAAAATTTTTCCATTTAAAATATCAACATCATTAAAGTTTTTAGTAGCAATATATTTACAATAATCTAATATATATTGATCAATATCTCCTGTTTGTTTATATTGACTATAAATTTCCCAAGTGGGAGCTAATTTTTTATATTCTTTGCCCTTAAAAAAATCTGGTGATTTTCCTGCTATTCCTACGGCATCTGGATGATTACCATGTTTATTAAAATTAGAAGTATATATTTTTTTTCTCATTTATAATATAAATCCATTTCGCAATTACATTTCTTCACAATTTCTTTTAAATACTCAGATGTGTTTTTTGGTAATTTATCAAATTTAAACCACTTAATTTCACTATGTTTATCTGGTTCTTTATTAATAGGTTTTTCATTAGTTGTTATTAAACAAAAAAATGCAGGAGACACATAATGAAATTCATCTGTTATATGATTAATAGAACCAATTTCGTTAATAATTGTTACAGTAATTCCAATTTCCTCTAAACATTCTCTTATAACGGTTTTTTCTAATGTTTCACCATATTCAACATGACCACCGGGAACCGACCATGTATTAGGTTCATTAGTACATTTATCTGTCCTTTTTAAAAGTAAGATTTCTCCTTTTTGATTAAATATACAGGCTCCCACTCCAACACCTATATAATCTTTTCCTACTTGCATTGTTTAATTATTTCCCTTCTATAAATATTTTATATAGAAAGATGCTATATTATTAAATATAGCATCTTATAATTAATTTATTTTTTTATGACACCAACTGATAATTTAAATCTATCTACCAACTTCTACTTTTTTTGTCTCTGTTTTTTCTGCTTCTTTTTTAATATTATTCACCATGTTCTTATCTAAATTTTCAAGATTTAACATAAAATTGCTTCCATCAGTTACGACGCTTGGTACTTGTGACCCACCAGCTTTCCATGCTTCAATCCATTTATTAGCTAGGTATTGATCTGTATATCCTCTACTTTGTTCTAACATTCTCTCCTTTTCGGCTTTTGCTTTTTCTACTAAAGCTAATTCAGTTTGTACCTCATTATCTACTCGCTGTTTATTTTGAATTTCAATGGCTTTCTTTTCTATCGCGTCCAAATAAGCTTTACTTGGTGAAAGCGTTTCAGCGTTAACCTTTATTATATTAAATCCTTGTTCTTTAAGTGTTGCAACAAGAGCATCTTTAATTTTTGTTGCGGCCTCTTCCCTTTTCTTGATAATTTCTTCGGCTGTATACTTACTAGTAGCTGATTTAATTGCCTCATTTAATCTAGGCATTAATAGTGTATTTACTGCATCTTCTGTTGTGCCAACTGTTTTTACTAAGTCTGATGATTTAGTTTTATTAATATTATAATTTACTGAAATTTCACCAGTAATTGTTTGTAAATCTGAACTAGAAGTACTTACTTTTACTGTGGCTTTTTTAATTCTATTATCTACAACTATTACATCGCCAAAAATATCTTTTAAATGCCAACCTTCGGTTAATTCAGTGTCTTGCACTTTACCAAACACCTTAATGACACCTGTGTGTCCCGTGTCTATGGTAGCTGTTGCCATACATAATCCAATGATTATAGTAAATAATACAACACATGCTACAACAATCGCAATTATCTTACCTTTTGATAGTTCCATATAAATAATAACCTCCAAAAAATATTTTTAATAAATTTAACAATTTATTATAATTAATTATAAATCTAAAATAATTTCTTGTCAAGTATTAATTATAAATTAATTCTTTCTTTAATAATATCGCAGTATTTAGAAGATATTTCACTACAAATAAAATTTCTATTATTTAATAAACACATTTTAGCCACTGTGCCACTGCCTGCCATTGGATCATAAACTAAATCTTCTTCGTTCGTCCAAGACAATATATGATCTTCTGCTAATTTTTCAGGAAAAATGGCAGGGTGATTAAATGCTATATTATCTTTAGAAGAATGTCCTCCACCAGTTTTATAATTCCAAATATTTCCTTTGATTTTTTCTTTTTTTACATATCTCGGTTTTAATTCTATACGTGATCTAATAGCAGAATTATCTCCTCGACTACCTTTAGTACTTTTAGGTCTATCTATCCTTGCTCCTCCATAAGATGTTGGTATCATTATTGGATTAAAAACCCTTGGTTTTGTTTTACAAAATATAAACATATATTCAAACTCTTGTTCATATCTTTTATGTGTTAAGGGAGGTTTTTTTGAAGAATAAATCATAGTATCATATAACTTAAATCCTATTTCTTTAAAAAATAAAGCTTGTCTAAAACTACTCCCTGTTTCACTACCATTTATGGTAGAATCTCCTACAACCCAAACTATAATACCATCTTTTTTAATTATAATAGATAGGGCATTTGCTATTTTCTTAAATAAATCAAACGACCATTCAACTTCTCCTGTATATTTACGTAATTTATCATAAGGCGGTGATGTTATTACTAAATCTATAAATTCGTTTTTCATTTTTTTCATAGTATCTAAACAGTTTTCATTATATATAGTATTATGTTTAATCATTTTTTTCTCCAGCTTCTAAATCTTCTCTTTATTTTTTTAGTCTTATTGCTCCACAGTTTGGACAATTTAAAAATTTATAATATTTTAAATACTTAAAATTTTTTATTTATTATCTTTTTTCGAGTTTCTTTTATTTTTTTATTTCTGTTTTTTTCTTCTAATGTTTCATTTCGCCATGAAGATATATATTTTTTAGTAGGGATTTTTATTTTTTTATTTTTTATACAATATATTAATTTTTTATTAGTAGTGATTCTTTTACTTTTGGCTTTTAATCCTTTATGAGTTTTTGTTGAACCGGCAGTCTCTCCTAAAAAAATCCAATTATCAGCCTTATATAAAGTACCCTTGCGCCAATCTTCTTCAACTACAAATGTTTCAAAACCTATAACATCAACATCATATAAATCATACCATATTTTAGACGCAATATTTCTAAATTTAGATAAAACACAAGTAGCTAAATTAGGAACCTTTTCTTCTAACCTAAAAACAGTATTATTAATAATAGAAGGTAAATATATTTTTTCTTTAGTTATTTTATCTTGTGGAATATTAAAAAATATATCTCTGGCTTTAACCGCATATACAGCACTTGCTCCTGATATAATACCTACAATTTTTTCTTCATACCAAATAAGAAAATGAAGTTGCTGTCCATGTGTACCCCTATTTTCAACATAATGTCTATTTCTTATTAATTGATATCTTTCATCAGTTCTTAATACAAATTCTAAATTTATTTTATTTTTCATATTTTTTATTCATTAGATATAATTTTTTTATCTTTTATTAATTCAATAGTATTTTTATAAATTTTTAATAATAATTCAAGAGTTTCATATATTGGGCTACTTTGACCACAGAAATAACTTAAACAATATCCTATATCATTTATTTGACTTATTATAGCATAACCAAGATTTACATGTTTTACCAATGAACCTAGTTTAAAGTTATTTATGTCTTGTTGTTCAATATATTCTTCCATGTTATTAGCAACAAATATATATTCATCATTATCTAATACCACTCTCATACTACCATCAAAATAAATAGCCCAAAGCGTATCTTTAGTATCAGATTTCTTTTTTGCTATTATTGCTTTTTGTTTTGTTACAGCTCCTTTAACCACATTTCCTATTTTAAATACTGGTTTTATATTTTCTATTGCAATATTTTCTACTTTCATATTTCCTCTATTTTTTTATAAATTTTAATTTATTTTAAAAATTCCTGTAAAAAAGTTTGTTTAATTGAAGTATCAGTATTATTAATAGCGTGTCTTAAAGCTCTATTTTCTACTATTAAAATACATTTTTTAGCTGCTCTTGTAATACCAGTATAAACTAATTCTCTTTGAAGTAGAGTATATGCAGACATATCTAAAGCAAATATAATTGTATGATATTGAGACCCCTGAGAAGAGTGTGTTGTTACTGCATATCCTAAATGAATATTTAATAAAAAATCATAAGGAACAATAACAGTATCTATATATTGAAAATCTATTATAACACCTTCATTAGAAAATTCTTTTATAATACCTACATTTCCATTAAAAATAGGACACATATTTTTATCAATATTCATAGTTTTATAATTGTTTTTTCTATTAATAACTTTATCACCAATTCGAAATGTGGTTCCATTTTTTATAATTCGTTCTTCTTTATTTCCTTCATGTGGATTATATATTTCTTGTAATTTTTCATTTAATTTACTAACAGCAATGTCTCCTCTTTCTTTTAAAGGTACAATTATTTGTAATTCTAAAATATTATCTATAATTTTTAAATTATTTTTAAATTCTTCAACAATAATATTAAATAATTCTCCTTTATTTGGAATAAAAATATGTAAATCTTTTAATTCTCCCCTGATTTCTTTTGTATTATTTGCTAATGGTGATAAAATCTGTTTACCTTTACTAATTTTTAATGATTCAGTAATAATGGCAGATTTTTTCGCCTGTCTATGAATTTTAGTTAAAGTTATAATTTTTATATAATTTGATTTAAATATATCATATGCAATATTACATAATCCAAATGAAGGTAATTGCTTTAAATCTCCAACTACAATTAATTTTGCACTATTTTTAATAGCTTGAATAAGAGCATAAAATAATTGTCCATCTACCATAGAAATTTCATCTACAATTATAATATCATGTGGTAATTGATAATGAGAATTAAAATCAAAATCATATCCCTTTGCACCCAATAATCTATGAATGGTAGAACCATTACCACCTGTCAATTCTGCGATTTTTGCGGCTGCCTTACCACTTAAAGCACAAATGGCAACTGAATAATGTGAAGGAATCCAGTTTTCTTCATTATAATATTCTGTATTATTACTATATATGCCTTTTATACAGGACATGAAACCAGCTATAACACTACTCTTCCCAGTTCCTGCGCTTCCATTAAGCATTACTACCTGATTTTCCAACATATTTTTTATCGCATTTTTCTGTTCTTCTGTATATTCCCATCCTTGATCTTTTTCTTTTGCTTCTAAAGATTTTTCCCAATTAATATTATTTATATTATTTTTTGATTGCATTAATCTTTTTAATTCATTAGCAATATTATTTTCTAAATCATATAATTTTTGTAATCCAATTCTCTTATCATCTCTCCATATTATTTCTTCTTTTTCTAGTTCTTTTATAATATTACCTAAAACATTAAAATCAATTTCATAATCATCGGTTTCGATAAAGTCTTCTAAAGCACCCATTAAATGCATTTTTTCTATCCAACTATTTCCACTATTTCCACATTTATTTAAATAATATTTAATAAACTCAGTTATTCTAATAGGAGAATTGAAAGGGAGTCCTGCTTCTAAAGCAATTTTATCTGCAGTTTTAAATCCAATTCCATTAACTTCATCAATTAATATATATGGATTTTCTTTAATTTTTTTTATAATAATATCAGAGGATTTATATTTTTCAATTAATTTTTTTATCATTACAAAACTTAAATTATATTCTGGCAAAGATAGCATTATTTGTGCATGTAATATATTTTTCTGATATTTATTTATAATCAAGTCAGCTCTATAAGTACCAATACCATGACAACTCATGAGTTTTTCTATATTACCCTCTTGAATATATTTAAATGGATTTTCATAGGTTTCATATAAAGCTTTAATTTGACTTTCATTTAAGACTTCGCTTAAAAACTTTTTTTGAATCTCTATATTGTCAATATCAATTGGTAAATAAGCATATAAAATTTGATATTGTAATCCATATTTAGGATGAATTGTCGGTTTAGCTTGAAATTCATATTCTTTGGTAAATTCTAAATGAGTATTACCAGTAATCAATACTTCTTGATTATTGCCCAAAAAACCACTGTCTCCTTCAAGTATTTTCTCCACATAAACACCAGCAATAATATAAGTATCTTTATTATATCTTACATGAGATAATCTTCCTAAAAATTTGACCTTTTCAGGAAGATTATTTATAAATTCTTCTGTATATTTCATTTTATTTCCTTTTTATTTTATTTGGTTTTTCCAGTCATCTTCTATTGACCCCTGTTCAGCTAAAGATTTAGTTACAGTAGAAAAAGTTGTATAAACACTTTTTACACCCCTAGAATTATGAGTATAATTAACAGCCCTATTATTATCAATGCCTATATCATCCGCGTTTTCCTCTGCATTAATATTGGCAGCTGTAAATAAAAATTCCCAATTATATTTTTCAGTTTGATGTCTTATTCTTTCTTTAACCATTATTTTTGTATATTCTTTACTGGCATTTTCTATGCCATCTGTTGTTATAGTAAAAATTACTTTAGATGGTCTATCTTTTTCTTCTGTTTTATATAAAGCTTCACCAATTCGATCTATACTACTGCCTACAGCATCATATAGAGCCGTATATCCCCAAAGTGCGTTATATTGTTTTACAACTTTTTGAATATTTATTTCTTTAATATTTTCTCTATTAATAATAATTTTTGATTTACTATTAAAAAATATAATTGAAAGAATTACCTCTTTTTCTAATAATTTTAAATCACATAAATAGCTTGTTAACCCATCAATTGTTTCTGAGGTTAAATGTTGCATACTAGGACTGGCATCTACTATTAAACAGATTTCAATTTTATTTTGATTCATATTGTTCTCCTTTAATTTTATAATATTATTATTTTAATTATTCTAATATAATGACTTCTAATAATTTATCTGAATTTTCACTTGATTTCAAATTATATTTTTTTAATTCTTCTGTTAAAATATTTAAAAAACTATCTTTATCGTCAGCGGTTTTAAAATCAACTAATATCCAAGTTTTACGTGTTCCAATGTCAAATTTTTTCTTCTCTGTATCGTAAAATGATTTACCTGAACACTGCTCAAAAAATTTATATTTATTACTGGCGAAATAACTAAGTTTGTGTACATCTCCATTTGTTTGTAAAATAATTTGTGTATCTGATAATTTAATATATTTTATTTGTAATTTATTCATATATTTCCCCTTATTTAAATAATAATTTTATTATATATTAAATTATTTAATCTGTCAATAGTTTATAAAATTATTCTAAAGATTCTTTTAGTAAATCTTCATGTTCTTTATTTATATATTTAGAAATTTTTTGATATCCTTCTATATTAATAGATTTAGAAAATCCTCTAAATTTAACCCGTGTTGGATATACATCAATTATTTTATCCTTATCAATTGTTAATACGATTGACCAACCAAAAGTATGCAAAATAGAATTAATAAGCCATATTAATCCTGTACTTCTAAATTCTTCCCATGTTTTTCGTTTTACCATTTATTTTCCTTTCTATTCATAAAAATATTCTTTAGTTATTTTATTATAAATTTTTATTTTTTGTTTTTCTCCTAAAATATATGTTTTATTTTCTGATTTAGGATAGGATAAAATAGGATATTTTAATTTAGTTAAATATTCTTTTTTTATTTTTTTATTTGCACAAAAATAAACATATCTATATTTTGAATATCTAATTTTCCTTAAATGTTTATATTCTTCTGTATAATGTCTAGAATGTTTATTATTTGGCATATATTTATCTGTTCTTTCTTTTGTTTTTCCAGTATATAAAAAATTAGTAGCTTGATAAATATAACCATTATGATTCATCCCACTATCAGCATAACTCACTAATATAATATTTTCTTTTTTCATTTGTTTTAATACACTACCTACAAAATAACTTAAAATATTATCAATAAAGTTTCCTTGAATTAAAATCAATCTATTTAATTCATAAACTTTTGATTTATATTCACGGCCACAAATTCCTTCACAGAGAGAATTAGATGCTGGTTTGCCCACGGTTAACCCGCCTATTAATTTATTTTTATAAAATAATCCAAAAGCAAAAGTTATACTTGGTAATCTTTGAGCATAATGATAATTTAAAATCATATTATGAAGCTCTTTAGAATTTACTCTTTTAATAACATAGTCCTTATAACTATTCATAATTAACCTCTTTCATCTTTTAATTTTAGACTCCCATTTTCATCAATATGAGTAATTAATAAAATAGTTTTTTGATATATTGTATCAGAATATTTATGAGGGCAAAATACATCTCCTCGTCTATATCCTGTTAAAAGTAATTTATTTCCTCTAGTAAACCAAGATTTTTCTAAAATTGTTTTACTTCCATCTTCATTTTTTTCAGAAATTTGTCTATTATAAAAATTATATTTACCTTCATACATTTTTATTTTAACAACTCCCGTATTAGTTAATAAAGTAATAGTATGTCGCGTATTGTTTTTATCAATAACAGTGCCGACAATTCGAGATAAATTAAATTTATATCTAGTTTTACCCCTCCATTTATAACTAGTTATTATTTCTGGATTTTCGGGTAAATAATTAAAATTTTCAATTAAATATTTCTCATTATTTACATGATATAGTTCATGCTTATTAAAATAAAATGATAAACTATCCATATCCCATTTATTAATATCATCACCACATGAATGATTCCATTGTTCTTGAAATATAGCTAAATTTAAATTTTTTAAAATTATATCATCATTTAAAAAATTTTTTATTTTATCTTCATATTGTTTTAATTCTTTTTCTAATTTTTTTTGTGATAAAATTGCATAATTGTCTTCTATATTTTTTATACATTCTTCTGAAAAATGAGTTAAGAAAAAATCTAAATATTCATTTTTTAATTTTAATAAAGTATCTTTTTGTTTTCTTTTTCCTACAACAGTAATAATATTATCAATTATTTGTTTTTTAATATATTTTTTAAAATTAATAATTCTAATTAAAATACTATATTTTTCTGGAATTAAATTATATTTTTGTAACATATCTAAATTACTTAAAGTTAATTTAGATTTTTTTTCCATTGTTTTTTCTATAAAATATTTCATAATATCTTTTTTATTTTTATTTTCAATTACATCAAAACAGCCAGCCTTAATTAATTGTATAATTTGTGACTTTTTTATCTTAACTTTATCTTTTTCAACATAAAAGTTTTTATCTAAAAAATCGTCAAAATTTTTATATGGTCTTCTTTTAATAATAAAATGTACTACATCATCTCCTATTCCATTAATACCTTTTAATCCAAAAATAATATTATTGTTTTTTAAATCAGGAACAAATCCAAATTCAGCTTTGTTTATATCTGGTAATGCTATCTTAACATTAGTTTTATATAATATATTTCCTATAGCCGTAGCTATTTTTCCATAATCAGTTGATTTAGAATTTTGATTTTCTTCATCGGATGCAGAATCTACAATTAAACAGGCAGTGTGCCAAAATAATTCTGGATAAAAATAAAATAAATTCATTTCTTGTAAAGCAATTAATGAATAAGCATAAGTATGAGGATATGAAAAAGCATATCCAAAAGATTTAGCAAAAACTTGTGTCCAAATATATTGTAAAAATATTTTTTTTGTTTGATTTTTTAATCCTTTTGAAAAAAATAATTGTTTTGTTTTTTCTAATATATTAGCCTTTTTTTTAGCAATAGCTTTTCGTAATCCGTTAGCTTCCTGTAAAGAAAAATTACTTGTATTTTTATCCATAGAAATTAACATTAATTTTTCTTGTGAATCGGCTAACCCGTAAGAATCTTTTAGATATTTATTTAAAATATTTATTTCCAAATCATCTAATCCATAATTTTTCATACTTTTATACCATAATTGAATATCTTTTTTATATATGGTATATAATTCTAAAGGAGAAACACCACTATCTCCCGGCATTAATCGCATTAAAGAATTGGCAACCGCCAAATCATTAACATTCATTGGATTTATTCTTTTAATAGCCTCTTTACCAATATCAGTTTCAAATTGAAATATTGAAGGAATTTCTGTTATTTTTTTCCACATTTCTTCATTTGTATAATTTAAATTGTTTGGATGTAAATATTTATCATATGTTTTTCTTAAACTGCCTTGCCATTGCATCTTATTATGTTTAAGACATAAATTCATTGTCTGTTTTATTCTATCCAAAGCTTTAACTGTTAATGCATCAAATTTTATATTCCCCATTTGTTCTGTATCATCTAAATCATATTGAGTGGTTAAATCTCCACCAGGAGATTTCATACAGGCTCCATATTTATCATATTCATCATTTAAAATTAATAATCCCGCAGCGTGTACTCCCCTTTGACTAATTAATCCCTCTAATTCAGAAGCTGTTTCTAATAAATTGGGAAATTCCTCTAAAGCATTAATAAATACTGTATTAGGTGGGGTATCTTCTGTTCCCTCTAAACAATTTTTTAAAGAAGCTATCTTACCTCTAATACTTGGTATTAAACTTGATATATACATTGCATCATCATTAGTATACCCTAGTCCTCTGCAAGCCACAAGAATAGCTGTTTTACTTGATAATTCACTATATGTACAAACATTTAACACATGTTTTTCACCAAAATAATTTTTAATAGCATTTAATATTGTTTTTCTTTTGGACTGTTGCGTATCTATATCTATATCTGGTAGCTCAGGTCGCTCTCTACTTAAATGTCTCCAAAATGGCATTAAATCACCATGTTCAAGGGGATTTGTTTGTACAATTCCAATTAAATAAGTAATATAATAACAAAGAACACTTCCTCTACTAATACCAACTAAACTATTTCCTTCGTTCCACATAATATCAATTATTTTATTAAAAGTATTATAATAAGATGATAGTGGTTGTTCTAATGTTAAACTAATAGTATATAATTCTCCAAGTTCAATGTTAATTCTATTTAACTCTTCTTCATACTGATTTAAATCAGTATTTTGATTTATATTATAAATTTTTTTTAATCCTTTTTCTATTTGAAATAATAAATATCTATCTTGTTGATTTTTTGACTCTGCAAATTTTTTTATATAGTCATATTTACTGTATTTATTTTTTAATAAATGATTTAATTTATTAAAATTATTTGTTTCAAATAAATTATCTTTTTTTAAATTTAAAACAGGAATCATTTGTTTATGTTCTAAATTATATTTTTGAACCATATCTCCAACAATATTTGTATTTTCTATTGCCTTGGTTGCCTCTTCTTTTGCTAAATGTGTCGATAAATGTTGAAATGTTTCTTTTTCGGTCATTAAATAACAACTAGCATAAAATTGTTCTACTTCTCTTTCTGAATCTTTAGAATTTAAATATGCTGTATGTATTGGTTTTTTTTCTAAAGAAAGATAATGAACATCACATGTAACAAAATATTTTAATCCATACGCATTAGCAATTTTAACAGCATATTTATTAAAGGCTTTTTGCTCTTCTTGTCCTTCTACTCCCGGTTGCAATTCTATAAAAAAATAATTTTTTCCAAAAGTTTCAATACAAAATGTAATAAATTCATGTATTTCTTCTTTTTTATTTTGAATAATTTCAGAATTATTAGTTTTTTCTAATTCAATTAATTCTAAAACTAATTTTCCTAATAAACCACCAATACATGCCGTAGAACCAACCAAGTGTCCTTGATTACTTCCTATAACTTTTTTTAAGTCTGTTGTTAAAGTAGGTCTTCTAATTAATCCCTTTTTAAAAAAGCTTCTTTCCCATGCTCTGCAAGATAGGGTTCTTAATTGTTGATGTCCTATATCATCTAAAGCAATTAAAAGAAAATGAGGATAAAAAGCATTTTTATAATCATTTTGCCTAAAATCCTCATTCATTTTTTCTGTAAGTAAATAAATTTCATTACCTAATATAATTTTAAAATCTTTATATTCTTCTTTTTTTTGTATTTGTGTTGCTTTAAAATGCCCACCTAAAATTTCATGATCTGTTATTGCAATGCCTTTATGACCTAATTTATGAGCTTCTTTAATTAAATTTTCTAATTTATTAGTTGTATCAGAAAAACCAAGCGCTGCATTGCTATAATGTGTATGAGCATGTAATTCATATTTTTTCATTAGATATTTAACCACGTCCATTCTATAGCATCTAACTGCTCTTGTGTTGTACAGGCCATAACTTGACCAATAATTGTTAAAAATGCCATAGTTTTTGTTTCTTTTGATACTACAGCATCATGATACAAAGCTTGAAATTCTAAAACATCCCATTCATATGGAACTAATTCATTAGAAGCTTTCCAATATATACTTGTATTTCCTAATGTTATATCTTGAGCTTTTCCCATAATATTAATTTGAGCCTGTTCATCAAAATCATAAAATTTTGTACCATTTTTAGCATCACTATAAAAACCTGCCTCTATGTTTTTTATTAATAATTTATTTAATTCAGCAATTTTTTTTACTTTTTTCTGACAACTAAGTATATTACATGTACATGTGCTAACTCCATCTTTTACACATTTAGTTAATAAATTATTAATTGTTTCAGATGACGGTTGGTCTTCTGGCGCATTCCACTCAAATATTCTTGTTCCATTTTCGTCAGATAATATTTTTATTTCATTAATAAAATCAACTTCTCTTCCTAAAATAAACTGTATAGCCTCTGTTATTTTCATTGTATTTCCCTTCTATATTTAACCCAATTTAAAAACATGAAATCTACCCTTATTTGTATTGTTTGTATAAGTTCCCAAGTCAGGAGAAGCATCATGATATCCATAAACAGATAATTCATCATTTGCCGAAAGTGCTATTGTATCAATCAATTTATGTGTAACTTGTACACTAGTATCTCCTCTAGTATCATAAAAATCTTGATAACTTGTATATCCAGTTGGATTGCCATTTAAATAAAATTCAATTATTGATTTTATTTCAACATCTGTATAAAATGTTAAATTAACTATACATAAATATATACCATCTACTTTTGGAACAAAAATATTATTATTAGAATTCCATTCATTTTGATTATCCTGATTAACAGAATTAAAAGTAAGTTTTGTCCAAGTATATGGATCAAAAAATTGAGATTGTGTTTTTAAAATAGAAATATAAGATTGATAAGGTATATCAATAATTCCTGCATTAGTTTCTCCTGTTCCTCGAACAAATAAGGATTTATTTGAGCTGTCTTTATAACTAATTAAATTTCCTGTATTTTCTAAATTTTTTAAATTCTTCATTTTGTTTTATTTATTTCTATCCTTCCATTAGAATAGTATTTCTTTTTCTTTTTTATTAAATTTTATTTTTTTTATTTGAATTTGTGGAGTTTTTCTATTTTCATAAATATTAATACCACAAGTACCAATTAATTCTATATTAATTCTTTTGTATTTTGTCAATTCATTATAATATTCTTCATTGGTAAAAAATTTAATAAAATCAATATTATTATATTGAAATTTAATTGTATTTTTTCTAGAACCCAATAACATAATATCACTACTATTCATAATAATATTATTTATATAAATTTTTGGTTTTGCAACATTTTGTCCCCAACAATTTAATTCTCCAATTTGGTAAATAAATTCTTCATTTAATTGATCTGCCTCTAAAATAAAATCTACCATGATATAATTTTCAAATATAACATTTTCTAATATTTTATTAAATTTTGACTGTAATTTATTTAAATTATTATGTGAAATATTTATTCCAAAAGCATTTTCATGTCCTTCTGCTAATGAAAATAATTTTGTATCTTGTACAATTTTAATGAATTTAATTTCATCACCTGTTTGAGTTTTAATATTACATCTTGCGCTACCACCATATACATTTTGTGTATAATTTTTTAATATAATAGTTGGTTTTTTATAAAAATCCATTAATTCATTTGCCATTAAGCCTGTTAAGTTTTTATAAGTATCTTCTTCATTATAAACAATCAAAACTTTTTCATTGTTTAATTTTTTTTCTTCAATTTTTTCTTTTAAAACTTCTATTCCTTTTTTCTTTAATTTGTCTTGTCTAGATTTTGTATTTTTACAAATTCTAGACATTGCAACTGTAATATGTTGTTTTACTGTTTCTTTAGAACCTCTTTTTTTATAATCAAAATATATATCTTCATTAATAAAAGCCCTAAATAAATTTTCTTTTTCTTCTATTGTTCCCATTCTAATTAAAGCATTAATTAAAGGAACTATATAATATACAATACTTTCAATTGTAGGTTCCCCTCCAATTGAAAATTCTTGTGCTTTAATTAATTTAATTAAAAATGGATTTTTAATATTATTTAAACCAGCATCAATAATATATTTTGTTTCCAAGTTACGAATATCCATAACATCTCCAACAATACCCCACATAGCTAAATCTATATAATTATCAGCCGAAGATAAATTATAATAATAATCTAAAGCTTGACAAAATTTATAAACTACTCCTGCCCCTGATAATGTTTGGTTTGGATAATAATATTTATTTTCAGCATCTTTTAATTGATTATTTATTATAATAGCATGTTCACTTTCTTTTTCTGTAATATGATGATCTAAAATTAAAATATCTATATTTTTTTCTGCGAGTTGTTGATGTATTAAATAATCATTAGAACCAGCATCAGGTATTATAATTAACGAAAATGGTTCAAATAAATTAATAGGAAAATGATTTATTCCATGCTGTTTTTTGGGTTGTACAACAAATTCTATATTATTTTTATTTAATTTTTGACTATCTATTAAATAGTTATATAATATAGCACTGCTAGTAAACCCATCACAATCTGAATCAATAACTATTAATATTTTATTTTGAGACTGTAAATGTTTATTTAAACACTCAACACCTCTGTTTATATTTTTTAATAATTTATAACTATTTTCAAATTTTTCGGTTGGAAATAGAAAATTATTAATATTATCTTTAGCAATTCCCCTATTTATAAAAACTGTTTCTAAGGCATTTTCATAATTATTTTTTCCAATTAATTTATATTTCATATTTTTTTCTCTTTTCTAAAATTCATATTATCCCCTTTGTTTTTCAATTATACTTTTCATCTCATTTAAAGATTTTTTATTTTTTAATAATTCATTAAAAACATCTTTCCCCTGATCAATTGGACTATCTTTATATTTTAATAAATTATTTTCATCAATTAGTATATATATATTAAAAAATTGTTTTAAATATTCTATTTTTTTTAATATTTTTAATAAATAAATTAATAATTCTTGTTTATTTGTATATTCTTTATCAAAACCTATAATTAAATTTGTAATATTTAAATCAATTAATAAATTTCTTTGTATTGTAGATATATTACTACCACTGACAGCGGTACTGTTTTTTATATTAAACCAACTATTATGTTTTAAAACACTTTTTTCACCTTCAAATAAAATAACGGTGCGACTTTTTTGTATATCATTTTTATTAATATTTAAACCATATAAATTATGACCAGTATTATGGGTATACCATGCTCCATTGATAAATAGTGGTAAATATTTATATCCATTTTCTGTGCTTTCTGAGCTTAAATTTCGAACTCTAATACCTATTAATTTATTATTTATATTATAATGAGGTATTACAATTGCATTTTTACTTGGATAAAATTTTATATTAAAGTTTTTCATTATCTTTGGACTAATATTTTCATTAATCCATGAAATATGATAATAATTTAAAAAATAATTTAAAATATGACTATCATATTCTTTTAAGGGTTTATCTTTTGTTTCTTTATTTAAAAATTTATTTAAAATATAAAAATCTACAACTTTTGTATTTGTTTCATATTGATAATCAATAAGTCCTTCATCTTTATGGAAAAAACTTTTTATAAAATCTACACTTTGTTTAAAAGAATATTCCTTACCTTCTGTTTGTTTAATTTTTTTAATTAACCCAAAAATATCAAAAGATTCATTACAATCAGTATAACAATGAAAATTATAACTATTGGGATAATAATATAATTTCTGTTTATTGCCACAATGACAAATAGTTGAAAATAAAAAATTACCATTTTTATCTTTTTTACAAGGAAGACTTCCAAAATGAACCATAAAAGATTCTATTTCTTCTGTTGTTAAACTTTTTTTTAAAGCAATAATTTCCTCTTCATGATACCACATTTATTTTTATATATTTTCTTCTTGATATTCTTGATAATTATTATCATTTTCAATATAATGTTTTATTTTATCAAAAGTAATTAATTTATTTTTTTCATCTGTAATAAATAAATCTTCGGTTCTACAAAGACCTAAATTGGCATTTAACCAAATTTTTATAGAAACATATTTACTTCTTCTGTTTTTATAAACATGATATATTAAATTTGGTTGTATACATAATCCTTCTTGTATACTTTTAATATTATTTAATTCTTTTCGTGTAGGTTTTAAGGCTATTATTCCAATATCTATTTTATCAGCCATCGATTTTGCTCCCCTGAGCATGTTTTGATTTGGAGCAACGCCACTTGACCACTCAGAATTTAATTGTGTAGCACTCATAATAAACACATCATGCTCTTCTGCAAATGCTTTTAATTTTATACAAAACATTAATAAAACTAAATCTTCTCTTAATTTTAATCCTTTACTGTCATTAGCCATTTCTCCTAAGATTTTAGGTGTAATATGAATATAATCAAAAAAGATATATTCTGTTTTATTTAGATTAATTTGTAATTTCATTGTTTCTAAAATGTCGTTTGTACTAAAATTAAGGTGTCTTTCTATAATAAAATTACCATTATTTATTATATTTGTAGCTTCTTCTACCCTTGTCGCTTCATCTTCTGTATATTCTCCAATTAAAATTTTTGCTTCATCTACCCCTGCAACAAAAGCCAATAACATAGTTTGAATTTCAGGTATCGATAATTCAGTTGTAAGAAATAAAATTTTTTCATTATGATTAGTTTTTATCCATTTTTGTTTTTCAATATCATAAATTTTAGGAAAAGCTAAATAACAAGCATCTCCTAATAGCGTTCTTGTTTTACCACAACCACTAGGAGCACTTCGTATAACAAATGTTCCTTTTCTAGCTCCCATACACACTTCACTTAAATAAGCACTATAAAATGGTAATCCAAATTCAGGAGTTTCTTTTAAATCATCTACTAATTCTTTCAACTGATTTCCTCCTGTAGATTTTATTATTGTTGAATCTGACATAAAATCTTCTTTAATTTTAATTAATTTTATATCAATTTTTTGTATTATATCTGAAATAGATAGAGTATGAAATTTATTATTAATTTTTTCATAATTTTCTTCGTTTTCATCTTCTGTATAAATTTCAGATATATCAAATCCATTTTCTTCTAATCGTCTTAGAAGAGAATATTTTTTAAAATTTATATAATAAAAATCAAAATTTTCAACTTTTGCTAATTTTAAATAATCATTTATTAATTTAATACCTAAATTCTCTTGAAAAACCTCATATTGTTTTGGATATTTAGATAAAAAAGAATCTATTACATACGCATCCAGTGTAGTAACTTTCTTTTTAATAACTAAATTTTTAATACATTGTAAAATTATTATATGTAATTCTTCAAGAAAATCTTCTTTTTGAATAATATATTTATTGTTATATAATAAGGTCGGTTTTGCAACTAAACAAGCTAATACCTGCATTGTTGCTGAATAATCTTGATATTCACTCATAAGTCCTCCAATTCTAAATCTATTAATGATTTAAATTGTGAATTATATCTTTTGTTTTTCTTTTTTATTTTTTTTATTATAATTTTTTGTATATTTTTTTTTATTATATCTTGATTTTCTTTGTTTATTTGTTTATTATAATTATATTCTTCTTTTAATTTATCATAATAGTAAGGTATTTTAAAAATACTATATTGATTAAATTCATCTTTTTGTTCTTGAATTATATATTTTAATGTCAACAACATTCCTGTATATTTATAATTATAAGGTTCTTTTGTATATTTTTGTATTTGTTGAGGAATAAAACTGGTAAATTCTAATTGATTTTCTTTTAAATGAAAATCAATAAAATCTAATAACTCTTTCCATTCTTCTGTTTTCCCATTTTCTTTTCGTTGTTGTATTCTTTTTTTCTTTTCATCTTTTTCTTTTGTTAAACAATTAGGATGAAAAAATCTATTGCCATATTTTATTCCAGTACCTTTTTCAATAATTTCTTCACAATATTTGCATTTTGCATTTTGTTTATTCATCAAATAGGTCTTTTAACTCGTCTATAATTAATCTTAAATTATCAACCTGTGATTCTGTTGCATTAGATACTAAACAATCAGCCCCTAAATGTTTTTCTACAATTTCTTCATATTTTGTTAATCTTTTTTCTTTTTTTAATTTATTATAATATTTTTGAATTTCTTTTGTAGCTTCTTTTAACGTTATTTTTTCTATTGTATATTTTTTTTCTTGTTCCTCAAAAGAAATTGGTTTTGTTCCAAATAATTCGCTTTCTTTATCAATTGCATCATTAATAGCTTTTTCTAAATTTTCTGCTGTATACTCTTTTATCATACCAACTATTTGTGTAAATCTAGACCTTGCTTTATGTTCTATTGAATCCTTAAAATAGGCAGAAGAATTAATTACATTTCCATGTTCATTAATACCATTAGATTTTAAATAAACAACAAAATCAACTAAATCACATATAGGACGAACACATCTTTTTAAATCGCCTGCTGGATATTTTTTTTCTATTTCTTCTCCTTCTTCATTTGTAATACTATAACTCGTTTCATGAGCTATAAAATAAACTGTATAGCCACATGAAGTTAATAAATTTATTTGATCTGAAAATTCACTTTCTAACTCTCTCCAAAGCCCATATCCACTATTACCTTCTTTTATGCGATTTACCCCATATGTATTACATATAAACTTTTCACACATAGCATATGCACGTTCTACAGTATCAAAAATGATTGTTTGATACATTTCTTTTGCTTGTTTTAATGTTTTTAAATTAGTTAATTGTCTATTAATTATTTTAAAATCAGCCCAAGACTGCATAGTATTAAATTTTATTCCTGCTTGTGCATTGATTCCTCGTTCAAAAGGTAGGTAGTATGGCTTTTCAAGATTACATGCAACTTTTGTTTTTCCAGTATCATTTGTTCCGTAAACTAGTATTGTTTTTCCTTCTAAACCAGAAGCTATTTCACTTATTTCTGGCTTGAAAATATCTATCATATGTTATTTTCCCTTTCTTTTTTTATCTAAAATTAAAATGGACAAATGTTATTTTTGCCTTTTTTTGATTTAGTAGTAGATTTAGGAGATGCTGTGTTTTTTTTGTTTTTATTTTCTTCATTTTTCTTTTTTAAATTCTTTTCTCTTTCTTCTAAAGCAAGTTCAATTTTATTTTTGGAGAAAGAATTGTTTTCATATGGTGCTCCACCACTTCTAATTTTATATTCTTTAGTTACTCTTTTGACAATTCTTATTTCATCTTCACCATATTCTCCCCCGATTTTTTCTTCTATATCTTCAACTATAGAAATAACCGTACCAGCAACCTTAACAGTATCTCCTACTGAATAATATTTTTCAATAGCAGCTATCATTTTTTTTGATTCTACTATAAATGTAGCGGGTATAATTCTACCACCATATTGGGGAATTAATCCTTCTATTATTTTACGTCCAGTTGGTTCGGTTTCTTCTTCTTTTGACATTTCTTCCACAATTTTAGTTATATAAAGTTCCAACTCAAATTGAGAAACACCTTTATCAAAATTTTCTGGTTTAACTCTACGAACAAAACTACCCCTTATTGTTGGATATGTTGCTATATCTCCTGTGCTAGTAATCTGTTCATTAGCATCGATTTTTGCTCCAGTTACACTAACGATAGAAGCATTCAATTCATTTTCTTCATCTTCTGTATTTATAGAAGATGCTGCTACATAATTATCTAAGGCTTTTTTTAAAGATGTATAAGATGGATTTATTTTACCAGCTTTAGTATTCTTTGTTGAATAAAAATTCACAGTAATTGAATTGTTTTCTGCTGTTTGTATTACTAAATCTCCCATTATAATGGTTTTATTTTTACCATCTGTCCCTTTTTCAGTTTTTTCTTCAAGATTTTTTTCCACTAATTTACCCGTAATTTCACAGTTATTTATGGCTTCTCTTAAATTTAATTTTTCTTCTTGCATTTTTATTTTTTTTCTCCTTTTTGGAAATAAAAAATATAAAGCATATGCTTTATATTTTTATTTGTATTATTTTGTTTTATTTTATTTTTTACTTATTAAGATTTGTCTTGTCAGTTTTAAACTGTTGTATAAAGTTTGAAATATTGTTGCTTTTTTCATCAATTGTTTTTATTAAACCTTTTGTTTTTTCAATTTTATTTGTAACGTTTTTTAAATCTTCTTTAATAGATTCTTCTCGTATTTGTAAACTAGTCACATTATCTACTAATTTTCCTATAGTTTTTTGTAGTTTTTTTTCTGCTTTAGTAAATTGCTTAAAAGCGGTATTAAAAATACTGTCTATCTTATCTTCTGTTACTTTCATAAATCCAAACAATTTATGAAAAAATATTTTAATTATATTAAACATAAAATCCTCCTTTATACGTTTTTTTTGTTTATATAAATTTATATAAATTAATTATATATTAATTTAATTTTTTCATAGAGTTCTGAAATTGATATATTATTTGATGTATTTTGCAATAAATTTAAAATATTTTCATCATCAAACTCTAATTCAGTAATTAAGTAATTATAAATTCTATCTCGCTCTTCATCTTCTAAATTAGTATCTGATTCTATATTTAAATCTAATAAAAAACACATATCTAAAAAACTGTCTTTCATTTGTTACCTTTCATTATTTTAAAAATATTTTATCATAATTTTTATAAATTTTCAAGTATTTTTAACATTTTTTTTCTAGTAATTTTAAACTGAGGATTTAACGTAAGTTCAAAATTACATAAATAATTATTATCTAAATCAAATCTTTCAAATTTTTTAATTGTAAAATTAAAATCATTATTTTTAATTTTACTAATTTTATTTATAAGTATATTTATTTGTTTTATTGATACATTAGAATCAAACATAATATATGCTTTATCATATTTATAGTGACCACTACATGAAAATTTTGTTTTTATGTTTAATTCAAAATTTAATTTATAAATTAAAGGTATTATATCTTGATCTAATTTTTCAATATTACAAATTTGAGATAATTTAAATAATTTTTGTTTTGATAGCAAGTATTTTATTCTTGATTTTCTTTTGGTGTCTTTGTAGTTTTTTCATTGGTTTTTTGAGATTCTTCCTCTTTTGAATTATTGAAAAGTTGTTTAATATTAGCTGGTACATCTTCTGTTTCAGTTTCACCATTTTTGCTTTTTTGTTGTTCAATAACTTTTTCAGCGAGACTTTTTCTAGTTAATTCTAAAGAAGGTAATTTTGCTATTATAGGAATAGTTATCTTACATTTTTTACATTCATACATATTTTCATTGGGAATTTTTTTTTCTTCGTTATCTTTGATATACTTACAATAAGTTAGCTCTTCTCCACAATTTTTACAATATACTCTTGTTATAACATATACAGCAGGGTCAACAATTTCACTTTTAAATGAATATTTTTTTTCTTGTTCTTTCATATAATCTCCTTTTTTTTCATTAAAAAAAATAAACCTCTAAGATTTATTTTTAATGTTTAATTATTTAATTTTTTTTATTTTTTAATTATTAATAGCATAACACAAAATATATATAAAGTCAAGATATTTTATATATTTTTTTGAAAAAAATTTTTTTTATTCTGTTATTTCATAATTGTTACCCTTTTTTGAATTACAAATACTACAAAGAGTTTGCATGTTATCTATATGATCTTTTCCTCCCTTTGATTTAGGTATTATATGATCTTTTGTTAGCATAACCTCTTTTCCCTCTTTGTTAAAGCCATATAAATTAAAATGATATATTTCTAATAAACTTTTACTATCTTTTTCTTTAGCAAAAAATTTCCCTTCTAATCCACAATGTAGACATTTAATACTTTTTTTAAAAGTTTTATATCTTAAAGAGCCCATTTTAATATAATCTTTTCCAAATAAAACTTTATCACCATTATTAATTTTTGACAAAACCTCATGAATGGAATGTAAGCTTTTGCGAATATAGTGATATGGATATTTAATTTTTGATGATTGTTGATAAAATTTATTTTGTCGTCGTAATAATTTTTTTCTTTCCTTTAAAAAAAATTTATAATATTCTTTTAAAACTTTTAAACAATCTTCTTTATTATAAATATCAGAATAACTTTTATTTTTCATACCAGAAAAAGATATTCTTATATATTTATTATTTATAATTTTTAAAAAAAATTCATAATTTAATATTTTCATTCCCTTTTTTGTTATCTCTACATGAAACCCATCTTTATTTAAATTTAAATATTGTTTTTTTAGTTCATTACAAAAACCAGGAATAATATTATCATATTTTTTAAAATTGTTTTTTATTTTAAATTTATTCTTTTTTTTAATTTTATATATCTCCATTCCAAATTATTTTTTTTCTTTATTTTTACAATTATCACAAACTAAAACAGTTATTTTTGCTGGATTTATTGATTTCTGTGATGTTTTAACTGGTCTTAATTCAAGATTTAAATGTTTCATGCAAAAATATTCACCACATTTACTACAATATTTATTAGTGGTCATATCACAATCATCTATACTACATTTTTTTAAATCAATATTCATAATTCATCCTCCTTTTTGTTTTAAAATATATATTTAAAGCATTTCATAATTTTTATAATTAGATTCAAATATAATGCTAAGTAAGGCTTCATCACCATCACTAGAATAAAAAATATCGCTCGCAACAAATTTATTATTAATTAATTTATCTAAAGTATAACGATAAGTATTATAATCTTCATCACATTTTTCATAAATAAAATTATATCCATACAATAAAAAAAGGTAACTGATAATAATTATTATAGCTAGATAATTTAGTTATTCTAATACAATTTTTCCTTAATATTTTTACTATCATATTTCCCCCCCATTTTTCAATCCCTTTTTTCATTAATTCTATCAATATAAATTTCTATAATGTTATATTTCATATTTATTCCTGACTTCCATTAATTATTTTTTTATATAAATATTTCATAGACTCTTCAAAACTACAATTATATACCAATCTAATAGCTTTTATTTTTTTTAAATAATTGTCTGTTTTTTGAACTATTCTCTTCATATCTTCGAATGTATTATCATTTTCACATTCTGCACAAATAATTTTATTATCAATACATTCTTTACAAAAATATCGATTACAACTTATACATTGTATTCTACATTTTTCACAAAATGTAGCTTCACACTCTTCGCATTTTTCAATATCTTTTTTAGGAAAATCAAATCCACATATATAACATATCATTTTATTACCTCATATTTTTTAATATAATCTGGAAGATTGTTTAATAATAACTCAAATTTTTCAAAATCATTAATTTTAAATATTATTATAAAATAATCTTTACTTTTATCATCTGTTATCATAGTTAAATATCTATTTATGTTATCTATATTTATATAACAATAATTATAAAATTTGTTGATTAACTTTTGTTGTGACCCTGTAGATTTCACATCATCAATATTTATATAAAATTTTATATTCATAATTTCCTCTCTTTTTCCTATATAGATATTATTATATCATATTTAATATATATATACAATTAATTTTATAATTTTTTATTTATTTTTTAAATTATTTATTAAAAGTTTCCATCTTCGAATCATTATAGTTTCATCAATAGTATTTAAATAATTTGAAATGAATGAAATTGTTTTATTTTCTTCATCAATGGTCGGATATAAAAATTTTTGTTGAAAATTTTTATTAATATTTTTAAAAATATAAATTAGTTCTTTATTATTTTTAAATTCATAAGTAAATTCTAATATAATATTTGTTATATTTTTATTATTTGATTTATATTCTATTATAGAATATTTATATTTTGTATTTAATTCTGTAATTTCTTTAGAATATGGCTCTAATAAATCAAATATATTTATTTGAGCTATATGAATTTCATTATCTGTATTTATATTTTTCATTTTAATTATTATTATCTCCTTTTAAATTAAATAAATTTCTCCATTTATTAAATTATTTTTTAAATATTTTTTTTATTGTTTTTTGAATTTTTTTAAAAAAACTTATATTGTTTTCATTAAAATTTTTAAAATATGATTTTTTACAATTTTCATTACAAAACAATTTTTTTAAAGATATTCTTTTCCCACAGTGACCACATAAATTATAATCACTATATCTTTTTTCATTATTTAACATAAAATTCTCCTATATTATTATCTATTTTATCCAAACAATAACCAGCAATACTTAAAATTTCCTCAGTTTCTTCCCCTATATCTATATCATAAATATTATCATTTATATCAACCACTCTACCAATTTTATTTAAATATATAATTTTTACTTTTTCGCCTAATGAAAATTCCACTAAATAAACCTCCTATTCTTCCATTTTAAACCATAATTTAATCCAATTAATTATATATTATTAATTTCATTAATTATAATATTTTTTTTATAACACCATATTTTAATGCTTCTTTTGCTCCAAAATAAAATGTTTCATTATTTTCAAATACCCAATTAACTATATTAGCAAAATTATTATTAGTATGTTCTAAAATAATATTTTTTATATTTTCTTGTAAAACTTCTGCATTCTTTACATGGTGTTTTACCGAATGTACTTCTAACATATCTGTCTTTGTTTTTACTGGATGTATTAAAAATCTCGTATGCTTATAGGCAACGCGATTATGTGAAGCTAATAATATTGGTATGGCTATTGATAAAACTGAGCCATATCCAATTATTTTATTTATTTTAGTTTTATTAGCTTTAATAAAATCATATAAAGCCAATCCATCCTCACATAATCCTCCTCTTGAATTTAAATATATTGTTATATTTTCGTTTTCAATTATATTTTTAATATATGTTTCTATATATTCTATATTACCACTAATAAATACTTCTCTATCCATATTATCCTCCATTTTATTAATTTTATCATTTAATTTATGAATTAGAAATTTTTATTTCATCTTGAAAAAGTCTTAAACCATAATAATTAATTAAGTTATCTAACTTATCATATGGTTCAGATGTAGACTGTTGACTTATCCATATACAGATATACCTATTATCTATTTTTTTAATAATACCAACAGACTGAGAGTTATCTATAACTAAATTTTCTTCTTTAATATTTTGTTTTAGGCTTATTATTTGATATTTCATATTCTTCATCCTTTTTTAATTTATTTTTCTAATAATTTTATTAGTTCATGACATTTACTACAAACTATTCTTTCAAATACTACTTTCCAATGTTTTTTTCCACACGTACATAATACACCTTTTTCTAATTTTAAGTATTTATCCATATCTTTTAAATAGAAGTCAGCTATAGAGTCACTTTTATTATTTAAATGATCATAAAATGCATAAGATTCTGAGTATATATTAGTTATAATATATTTTTCCCCTTTTTTTAAATTAAATAATATATTATGTAAATTTTCTATGCAATATATATACATTTTATACCTCCACTATAATTATTTATAAATATCAATAAATTAAAAACCACTTCTTTTTTCTTTTTGTAATTTAATTATTTTATTATTTATCCACTCTTTAAGTTCTGGATATAATTTTTGTATTATTTTTAAATTTTCTATTCCCAAATCAGTATTGATTTTATGTTCAAAATGTATTGGACACAATAATTTATTAAAAGAATAACAAATTTGTTCGTTGTTAGTTTTCCAAATTTCATAATTAAATAACAGGTCTTCATGTCCCCAAATTAAAAATTTTTCATTAAATCTAACATCTTTAATTAAAGAAGCATTTAATGAAAGAAAATTTGTATACATATGTTGCCAATGTGGAGAAAATCTTGATTCGTCAAATCTTTCATCTTTTTGTATTTTCCCGTTATCTAATAAATTGTATCTTAAAGTACCAACAACATTATTGTTATTTATTGGAAAATAAACTTTTTCTAAAAAATAAAAACTATTAAATTTAATTTCTTGGTCGCAATCAATAAAATGTATAATACTATTATTATTAATAAATGATTTCATAAATTCTAATCCTAAATTACGTGCTTTACTTCTATTGTCTCCATTTATAAAATACTTATTATCTATATCTAAATATTTTTTTAATTTGTTGTCATCTCTCAAAACACAAATAAAATTGTTATCAACTTTTTTACTTGCTTTTATTATTGATTTTATTGAAATTTCAACTTTTTTTAAATTTTCTTCATTTAGTTTTTGTATTCCTATAATTAAATGTTTCATAATATTCCTTTCTATAATTTAATTAAATAAATTAAAGAATTTATTAATTATTTTATTTTTTATTAAACCACATTTCAATCCACTCTATATCATCTTTTAAAATTTCAATTTGTTTATTAGTCAACCCTTCCATATTAGCAATATTTAAACCTATTTGCTTCCATTTTTCAATTGTATAACATTCACAGCCTATTTTTATTATCTTGTCTTTCTTATTTGCTAATATTATAAATACACTATTTAAAATTTTATAGTTTTTAGGCAAAGTTGTTTTATAAATTTTAATTTCCTCTAAAGCAACTCGATTTAAATTAGCTTTACTTAAATTAGCTTTACTTAAATTAGCTCCAATTAAACTAGCCTTTTCTAAATTAGCATATCTTAAATCAGCATGACTTAAATTAGCACCAATTAAATCGGCTTCATTTAAATTAGCATATTTTAAATTAATATAGCTTAAATCAGAGCAACGTAAATCAGCACGGCTTAAATCAGTATGACTTAAATCAGTATGACTTAAATCAGTATGACTTAAATCAGTATGACTTAAATCGGCACATTCTCCTTTTGCATGATTTTCTAACCATAATCTATGATTTTCTAAAATTTCATTTAATTCTTCTTGGTTCATATAAATCTCCCTTAATTTATTATTATTCTTAGTTATTTATTATATTTATTACTATTTCTGGAATGTCGTATTTTTCAGCAATAATTTTTTTAATTTCATCTAATGTAAAATTAATTTTTATTTTTTCTTTAATTATTTTATCATTATTTAAATCAATGACAAAATTCTCTGTAGATATTACATAAAGCCTGTTATCTTTTTTGGTTAATAAATAATAATAATACTCAGTATAATGTCTTTCATAAGATGATATTGTTTCCAATATTTCATCTTTTTTAGTTATGTATATTTCAAAAGCATCGAATTGATCTATAAAAATAAATAATTTATAATTTCCTACCTCTTCTATTTTATAGGCTATATTATCCGTCTTCCGATCAGACCAAGTAAACAATTGAGTATTATTAAAATAAAAACATAATTCTTTTTGATCATAGTCATATTTTTTATTAATTCTAAAATTTTCATCTTTATATAAAATTTTTCTTTCTCCCGCTACTGTTTCCCAATCAATCAGAGCTATTTCAGCCCTTAATAGTTCATCTTTATATAGTAAATCTTTTTTTGTTGGAATCCATTCTTTTAATTGTTTTATAGCCGTTTGTATTCTTTCAATACTAGTATCATAATTTTCAATTTCTTTTAAATGTTTTTTAGTAATTTTAATATTATGATACCATAAAAATTTAATTGCATTTAAAGACTTTTTTATATCTGTTCCATAAATCATTTTAACTAATTCACAATACTCATTTGTACAACATTTTTGTAAGGAATTATAAAATTCTTCCTGTGCTTCGGCGACAAATACTATTTCATACCAATCGGTACAAATAGTAAAACCAGCCCTATCAATCCCTAATTCGTCAACAGCAATATCAAGTTTTTCTTCTAAAATGTTATCTGGATGAATATTTAAAAAAAACATTTTCATCTCTCCTTAATTTTATTTTTTCAAATTTTAATTAAATTTTAATATAAAATCTTTATTTTATTTTAGTATTTTTCATATACATCAAATACATTTTTTAAATTAATGAATCTACCATTTATTTGTCCTATATTTATAGATGTTGACTTTTCTAAACATACAACTAAATACTTATATTCATTATTTAATTCTTTTATATCAACTAAAATAAATTTCTCATTTTTTAAATTTTTGTCTAAATTGTTAAAAATATCTTTTCTTTTTAAAAACATAATTAATGTTTCTCCTTTATTATTTTATTTATTAATAAATTTAAACATTTATTTAAATCATATATCTCTATATCATTATACCTAATTTTTCTGAATAATATCCCTTTTTGGTCATATCCCCCTTTTTTATATTGCAGGGATAACACATTGTTTGTAAATTATTTAAATCGTCTGTACCTCCTCTTGATTTAGGTATTATATGATCTATTGTAAAAAAAATTTCCTTATTTTTCTTGATTCCATATAAATTTAAATGATAGTTTTTTGAAGATAATAATTGTTCTACTGCAAAATATTTTCCCTCTAATCCACATTTAACACATTTAATATTCTTTTTAAATACTTGATATTTTTTATGTTTTAAATATACCACTTCTTTATTAAAAATAGTTTTACTATTATATCCTTTCCAGTTATATTTAATTTTTGATAAAACCTCATCAACTAATACAATTCCTTTACGATTAACGGGATTAGTATTATAATTTAACTTTTTAATATAAATTCTTAAATTTATTTTTTCAAAAATAACAATACTTATCCCCGTTTGATTTTTATGTAAATTAAAAAAACCTAGATTTATAATTTTCATTATACTCACTCTTTCTATAATAATGATTCAATTATTTCATTAATAGATTTTTTAACTTTATTATTAAAATCTTTATCAATAATAAAATAATCTGATTTATAAAACTGATATTTATCTATATTTCTATGATAAGGAGCCTCCCAATTTATATATCCAAAAATATAGGTTGAATTTTCTTTAAATTTATTATGTATATTTTTTATATCATAAAAATATATACCTAAACAAAACATTATACTTATATCTTCTAAGGTAGAAGCAATTGAATCACAATTTTCTATATCAAGAGGATCATTAGTATAATTATAAATATTATGTTCTTGATAAAATTCTATACTTTTATCATTAATAAATTTTTGTAATTTATCATTATTTATTTTTCCTGTAGATATTAAATAGTTAACATTACTAAAATTACAAATTTCTATTCCTCCATTTGTATATGGTATGAAGCCATCATATGGTTTATATTCTACTTCACTTAAATTACTTTCAAAAAATTCATAATGAGTTTCTATTTTTTCAAAATAATTAGTAAATAAATCATTTATAAATTCTTTGTGTTTTAAATATAAATCATTATTATATTTCATATATAAAAACCTCCATGAAATTAATTATTTTGATGATACTTAACTAATGCCTCGTTCCAACAATTGAAACATTTTTTATTAAGGCATTTTGTACCACCTATAAAATTTTGTAAACCAAAATGATGTGGGCAACACTGATAATTTATCATTATAGAAGACACAACGGCAAAATCATTATTGCTTAAAATTAAGTCCTTTATTATTTTTTGTTCATTAGTTAATTTATTCATTGTTGCCCTCTTTCATTTCTGTTTCATATTCTAATATTTTATCATAAGGCAACCACTGTGGCTTTCCATCTTCTGGAAAATTATTATATAGTCTCTTCATTTCTGTTATGTGAGCATCAATATTATCATTCCACAATCTATTTAAATTTCTATGTCCATTTCCTAAAAAATAATCACAATCACTTCTTAATCTGTCCAACATCATATAATTAAATCTATGAGGATTTTCTTGATATTGATCTATGAATTTAATTTCTTTCTTAATTTTTAAAGAAAACCCTAATTCTCCGTCAATTTGATTGCCACAAGTATATAAAACCGGTGTTCCTTTTCCTGAATTACCATCTTTATATATTTTTTCATTTTCAATACATTTATAAACAGGATGCTCCCAGTCATCCAACTGTATAAATTTCATTGTTAATTGTTCCATAATTTTTTATTCCTTTCTACTTAATATAGATATTTATAATTTTTAAATTGTTTTAGTGAGTTTATAATAACAATTAAAATCTTCTACTCTTGCAGTTTTATTTTTTATTCGTTCTACATTATATGGATAAAATCTGCAATTATGACATAAGATTTTATCTGTAATGCAATATAAACAATTCCATACACATTCGTATATATTTTTATTACACTTACTCCCATTACACATTTAAATCACACCAATCATTTTAATAATTTTTGTTCTAATGTTTCTTTTAATTGATTATCTGTTTGTTGTAAAACGCTCAACTCTTTATGTAGAGCGTCTGTATCAGCACATATTGCTCCTAAAATAATACACTGTATACACAAAATTAATATTAATAATCCAATTATAATTTTATTCATGTTATCTCTCCTTTAATGAATTCATTTCTGTTTCTAATTTTTGAATTTCTGCTTCTAATTTATAATTTTCTTCCTCAAGATTATAATAAGCATCCCAAGTAAGCTCATCCCAAATTACATCTTTTAAAGAAGACATATCAATTTTATTTAATTCATTTAAATCATATTCTATATCAATAAATTGAATATATTCATCATATTCATTATTTTTATTTTTTTTTGCTTCATTAACTGTAAATACCTGATATGTATGAGATGGAATATATATATTATTTTTTTTTGTTAATCGTACAGTAAATAATTGGTCTGTTGTACAAAGCAAAACACAATATACTTCACTACTTTGTGTTAAAACAACTTTGCCCTTTTTACAAGCTTCTTCATTAAATATATCAATTCCTCTATGGTTAATTAATATATTATTTTCTTTATTAAAGCAATTTCTAATATTGTCAAATATAAAACAAACGCCACACCACAGAATTATTATTATAATTATAGTAATTATAATAAAAACTCCATTTAATATATTATTTTTTAAATTACTCTCTTTTTGTTTTTTTAAATTTATCATTAATATCCTCCTATATAATTTATTTTTTTATTATTATATTATAGTAAATTTTTTATTTTATTACTCTTAATTTTTCTTTTATTTTATTATATGTTTCCTTAGAAACAATTATATTTTTACCACTTTTATGATAAATAATATATTTTTCTTCCTCTAAATTATAAACCGCATCAGTTATCTCCATTATGCCATTAGATGATTCTAGTAATGTTTTTAATGTTCTACATTTTTTACCCTCGTTTTTTTTAAGGTTATTCCAAAGACGATTGGTATATAGAGGTATTCTTGTTTTACTTCCATCATAATTCATGTGATATAATGTAACAGAATATCCATATAACGAATTATAAATATATTTAATTACTTCTTCATCATTTATAGCTTCAATATATTGATTATTACTATAAAGTATTTTAAGTAAATATAAATTCTTAGTTATCTTATGAATTTTAGTTTTTTTATTTAACTTATCCACTGAATTGTATATATTTTGTGGAACATTATAAATATAATTTCCACATTGTATAAACAGGGCATCTTTTCCATAATATTTTTCTTTCATCCCTTTTACATTACCAGTGCTTGAAAAATTAGGATATTGACTAATATTAATTTGTTCTCCTGCTTCAATGCTTATTTTTTTCATAATTTTTTTTAATCCTCCACTTTATTTTATTAATAAGATAATGCTTTTTTAATTAATTCGTGGTCTATTAAGTGTATTTTTTTGCGATATTCAAAACCTTTTATATTCTTTTTAAAATTTTTCAAAAAATACATACTTAAAAAATTACTATATTTTATTTTTGAATCATCTTCCAAAATTATATTAATTGATTTTTTTCCCTTAAAATATTTTAGTGTATTAACTAGTTCTGTAAATTCTTTTGTTGCCTTCCCTCTTTTATATTGTTCTAAGGCTAATAAATGATATTTATTATTACAAACCTTATCTAAAAGGTTATTAATATGTAATTTATCCTCAACAAGATTATATCTTATTGATAATTCTCTTTCAAAAATATCATTATCTTTAATAATAATTATTTGACCACTTAAAATTTTCTCAAAAGAAATTTCAAAATAAGCATTTTTAATGTAGTTATCTAATGATATATCCACAGAATAAAAAGAGGGATATACTTTTTCAATATAAAAATCTGTATTATCAATAGTATTTTCAACAACATCATTAAATTCTTGATAAATTTGATTTTCTATTTTGTTTTTAATAATTTTTTGTAATTCAATAACAGAGAATTCTTTATTTTTGATTTTTATGGTTTTAATTGTTAAAAAATTTCCTTTATTTTTATCTTCTATAGTTAAAACTAGATTATCATTTATTTTTATTTCCATTAAACACGAATCCTTTCATTTTTTAAAATAAATTTTTCATTTGATACCAACAATATACCAACACAAGCTAAATCAGAAACTACCAGAACATTTTCAGAATTAAAAATAACTCTTTTTAAATCTGTTAAATTTTCTTTATCACCATTACAATAAAAATCAATTATACAATTAACATCATCACATAACCACTGACAAAATAATTTATCAGTTTTAAAATAATTGGTAAAAAATTTATATACTTTTTCTGTATTTTTTTTAGATAAACATAAACACGGAAGATTTAAATTATAAAAACTATTTACAAATTCAAATATGTCGTCATTATCTAATTCCATGACTTCATAATATAAAACCTTTTCAAAATTTGTAATTTTTTCACCATATATACTATCATCCCGAAAACCAAAACCATTTTCAATAATTAATTTTGCTTCTTCTGACATGTTTCTTTTTATTAGCATAATTCCCCCTAAAAAAATAATATTTTATTTATTTTTTTTCAATTTATTTTTTATATATTTTTCAAAATTTTCTAATTTTTTTTCAAATTTCATTAATACAAATACTATAATACACTTAATTATAGTATCTATTAAAAAACTTTTAAAAATAGTTTTATTAGACATATTTTGAATTATTTCAATTGATTCCATTTTTACGGTTTTTAAAGATAATAATATATCTATCATTATATTATTTTTAATTAATATTATCAAAGGGATGCCCAATAATATTGTAAATAATACATAAAGTTGAATAATCATAACTATCCAATTTACTATACCTGCTGTTATAAACTTAGCTTGAAAAAAAGAATATAATTTTATCATTTTTATTTCCCCTTAATAATTAATTCTTTATTTTTAATTTTTAAATTTCTGCATATATCACATTTTTTTCTTTGGTCAATATTATCTATTGTTTCAATAATTTTTCTTGCTTGCTCTCTAAATTTTAAAATGTTATCTTTTATTTCTTCAAAATTAGTTGTTAAAACGTTGCCAATTATACCAGAATCACAATAACAACAAATTTTTATGTCCCCATTTACATATATATTTAATTGTAAAATATCATTTAAAAATTCATCTATATCATTAAATGTATTATCAGATAATAAACATAATAATTCCCTATTATCATAAATATGGTTTTTTATTGCTCTTCCTGACGGATTATAATTATTCTTTTTATTTAATTCTTCTAAATAAAAAATTTTATTTCTATCATTAAAATTTAATGAATAATATTCATAACTGCCACACTCACATTCCTGATCGTCATTATTTTCATCAAATTCACATATACATTCATCTTCAGTTATATATTCTGAATTATTTGTAAGGTTTTTTATCATATCATCGCTTAACATAATTTTTGACCTATTATTTAAATGATATATAGTATTAGAAATTCTAATATAATTATAACCGCTAAAATTTTTTAAAAATCCCGGTTGATTATTAATCCATTTAATTAATTTTTCTGTTTGTTCTTGATTTTTAATAAAACTTCCATTAGTAGATATAAATAAATTATCATTTGAATCATTATATAGATATTTCATAGCATGAATAAAAAAATCTATATTTAAAAATGGTTCTCCCCCAAATATTGATATTTCATTTATATTAAAATATTCCTTAAACTCTTGACATTTTTCCAATACTTCATCATTCATGTTTTTACCATTCATTGTACATGAAAACATGCAATGATCACAATCAAAATTACATTTACTAGTTATCATAAATCCTAAACTTCTAATAAAATTATTCATTAATAAATCCCCCTAATAATTATTTAATGTTGTTATCTAATTTATTATTTATTTTTTATTTCATTATCCCAAATCCATTGATTAATTTCTTGTTCTGTCATTCTTGCATAACATATATTACATTGTCTACATTTAATAATATTTCTACATAAAATTAAATTACTTGGTTTTTCTTGCTCTATTTTTTGTAATTTTAATATGTCTTTTTTATTCATTTAATCACCATTTACCTTTTAATTAGATTATGAGGTATATTATAATCTATTAATTGAAAGCCTACTATAAGTTGATTATCAAATATTATATGTATATAACATTGAGATAATATTATTAAATTATTATTATTTAATTTTTTAATTTTGCCATAAATAATATCAAATTCATCATTTTTT